CACAGCCATATCGGGTGGATTCCGTTCTTTCTATAAATATTATATCAGAATTTATGTAAGAAGTCAAATGGTATCCCACCCGAGATTTGAACTCGGAGAAACTAGAACCTTAATCTAGCGTGTATGCCAATTCCACCAGTGGGACATATTGGCGCCCGCGGAAGGATTTGAACCCTCGCGCCGGTTTCCCGACCTCTCGGTTTTCAAGACCGATCTCTTCAGCCAAACTTGAGTACGCGGGCACATGCCCGTTTTCACGGGCAATTACTATCAATGAAAAATATTGAAAATATCATTGAATAGAGTTGGGATGTCACTAACATCCTTGGTAGAGTAATGATAGCTGCCATACTTAGAACAGAAAGCCTCCAGCTCCTTCTTATAGGCAGACTGAGCTTCGTTCATAGCCTTACGCGCGGCTTCAACCTTGTCCGCGGCAGCCTTGCGTTCAGCCGCAATACGCTTCTTTTCATACTCTTCCTTTTCCTGCTTGGCGATTAGTTCGCGTTCAGCAGCTAGACAATCATTAGCATTGTCATAAAACTTCTTAGTTACATCACTGTAGTACTTCATATAAGTTCCTCTCCTTATAAATTTATTATATCAGGTAGGAGTTCCTTTCCTCCTCCTGACATAATAATTATAGCATAGTTTTTATTTAGAGTCAAATAATTAATTAGACAATTTGCCTATTTGATTTTGTAAATTACCTAATATATTTTTAAGAGATTGATAATATTGAATATAAATATCCGGTAAAATTGTTCCTAATGTAGATACTCTACCTTCGGTAGTAGGCATTACAATAGATTTTAATGCTGTAAGTTGAGATTCAGTAAGATTTATTTCAATTGGATTGGCAAGTATATATTTAACTATTGTAGGATGAGCTGTAAACCATGTTTGAAATTCTTCTTTAGTAGTTGCTTGTACAGAATTTCCAAAACATATATGACATACACCATCTTTATCAATACTTACCCCTGGATGTCCGCCATATGTTCCACTACCAGAAGTAGCAATATTTCCTAAAAGACGATTACACAATACTGGTTTTATTGTATCACTGCGACCATTTGTAAGAGCAGGATAGCTTTGACTAATATTTAATCGTTTTATATTATCATTGGTTGTTTGTACAACCGTATAATTATTAAAAGTTCCATCAAGTGTAACAGTTCTAATACATTGAACAAGTTTTTTCCTTTTAAAGTCAATAAAATCAGAGGCATAATTTTCAAAAAAATTACTATTATTAAAGTATTCTGTATTATCACATTGTATACCTGATAAACCATTGGTTATAGGAATATTAATAGTGGTGTTTTCATAAGGCATAAACTTTACATTACTTGATGCCTCACTTACTTGCATCATCATTGGATAGACTACGCAATTATATGTTGTACCTACAGAAACATCACCAGTCATACGAAGACGAAGATAATTGCGTTTTATAGTATTATCTATTTCTTGTTGTTTAGATCCATCATTACCATTAGTCCAAAATTTAGAACTTAAACTTCCAGAATCTGAAGTGCTAGAATACATTTGAATTAAAAGATTTTCAAAGCCTTGCCCACTTCCAAATAAAGCAAATTGATATACCCCTGGAGGAACATTAAGTATACAATTATTATCTACATAATTTTTATGAAATGGGTATCCGGCTACGCCCTGTTCTGTACTACCACCCGCAACAAATCCAGCAATATGAAGTCCGCCATCTGGTAATGGGGTAACACGTACATAGGTATTTACAGCAGAAGGGTTTATAATCACTTCACCGTTTTCGTATTGGAGTAAATTTTTAGAACGAACATTTATTTTAATTGCACCTTCGTCACCAACATTAGTAATTTCTTGTGGACTATAGGGTGACGGTATTCCACCAACATAAGGTTCAAATGATGTGTCACTTTCACTACTTAATGTCAACATAGGATAAATTGTACAATCATAAGTTTTATTTGGGGCAATCATTAATGATACGTAAGAAACTGTTCTGGTATAATCAACTGTGATAGGATTACTGCTAGGTAATTCCATTACCATTCCACCATCCCTTCCACTTATTAGAGTTAATCCTAATTGTAAATTTTCAAACCCTGTGCCATTACCAGTTAATAATAAATTATATTTACCTTCAGGAACATTTAAAATTGAATGATTATTATGAAACCTATAACTAATAGAACTTGTACTTGTGCCTACTATATGTAAACCACCATTATTTTCAACACTAATTGTTACACCAGATTCAGTTTGGGGAAGTGGTGATTCGTATGGCAATAAATTTTTGCCAATATTTTGTATAGATTTACCAAAAATCATCATATCACGTGGTGGTAATGGTAAAGAGTTATCTGTGTAAAAACTTGTTGTAGTTACTGTAGCACCCTTATTACCAACTCTAGAGCCAACATTATCATAAGGATATTCATAATTATACATTGTTCCATCATCTACTGGACTATTATAGATTCCACCATCTATCCATTCACCATTATCATAATAATACCAGTGTCCACTTTCATATCCGCTTTCATTACCAACATATATATACACTTTTTTAGTATCTTGCATATCATTGATAGAATAAGCAGTAGTTGGGGCACCATATAAATTTTTAATAATAGCTATTGTATTATTTAATTGGTCTTGTTTAAAATCTATATCACTTATTAAAGCATTTATTTGTGATAGTTTAGTGTTAACATTTCCAGTAATTTCAGATGTATCCAACAATTTTTGCCATTTTTCATTATTCATGTTCGGAGCTGATTCACCTGGATTAATATCTTGAACAGAAATATATACACTTCCATTAGAAGTAACTACATCTAATTGTTGATAACTATCACTAGAATTCCATTCTCCTTTTGGAGTCATTGCGATTTTACCTAGAGGTTGATATGCCATATATTATACCTCCTTCCATCCAGCGGGATAAGTTGATGGTGACCAAATATTATTTGCAATAACACACTCATAAACTTTACCTTCAAACATTACTTTGTCACCAATTTGATAGGCATTTGTACTATCTGGCTGTTCCCATTCTGGTATAACTTCTGGATCTGGAATTAAAACTTTTGCCCAAAGACTTGGAGCCGCGATTGGACTCCAAGTTGGTTGAGCAATATGGTCTTGTAGACACTTATAAAGCACATTTTGTAAACGAACTTTATCGCCTACTTTATATTCAGCGCTGTCGTTCCAGCGTGGAAATAATTGAACTACTTCTAAAGCATCTTCATCATTAAGGCTTAAAGCAGCCTTCTCAATGAAAGGGCGGAGTTTAACCGCTAAATCAACTAAAGTTCCCATTTACTCCACCCCCAATAGTATTTTAGCCGCCTGCAGTTCTTCTTGTAGCGCTTCAATGTCTTGTTGATTTTGAGAAAGCAAAGCAAAATATTCATCTTTATCATATTCAGTAAGTGTATATTGATAGCAATGTTCTATTGTATCTTCTACTTCACGTTCAACTTCTTGAATATTTGTAGCAAGAAAAACTTTAGTTTCTGTAATTTCTATAGATTCGGGTCTAATAAAAGAATAAGTAGGATTATAAATCTTCATTTTTATCACCTACCATTTGTTAATTGCCATAAATTATAGCTATTAGTTTCAATTGTAGAACCTGCGGTTGGAATATACATAATACGAGCAGAATCACTACGATAATGATAATTATCTAAAGCAATATTAAAGCCATAATAGAATAAACCACTATTATCTTGAGAATTACATAATCCTCCAGCAAGACCACTCATAACTCCTGCCGCTGTAGTGGAATGAACATAATCTCCAACAGGTAAAGCATTTGTAGCTGTGCCACCTATTTCTATTGGTAAATATACCCAATCAAAAAATTCGTCATATCCAAAAGCGTTTATCCAACCGGTAGTAGTTGGAACAATAAAATCTATATTATCATCATAATAAGAGACAATGCCTTGTTCAAATTTTACTCCGCCAATAAAACGCCAGATATTTCCATAAGGATTTTCAACTCCACGATAAGAAATAGCGCATTTACCACTTGTATTATAAGTATTTGTAACACCATTTATAATTTGAATTGTTTCTTCAGCTTGGCCAGAAGTATTACCTAAAGCATGGGTTGAACCAGAGTTACAAGAAATATTACTAGAAGAAGATGAAGAAATTTGTGTAATGCCAGGGTTAAAAACGTTTTGAATGTTTAAAGAACCATATTCAATTGCCATTAGCATTTGATGTAATGATTCAAAACGTAAATCGGTAATAGACCATCCAACTCCATTATTTTCTGCCATTTGTTCTGCGGCAGCATAAGTAAAGTTTTGTGTTTCGCCGCTAATAGGTTTAGTATTTACAATAGATACTAATTTGTCTGTTTCAAAATTAATATTTTGTGCATCATCTTTTTCAAATTCTCCAGATGCACGTAATGTACCAGATTCATAAGCAGGAAGTAATACATATTTTACTGTTTCATTATCTTTGTCTTTAAAAATAGGATGTATTTTAAATCCTGCATATTTTTTATCTGAAATAAATATTTGTTCTTTATCAATTTTTATACCGTTAGTGGTTTTAGTAGTAGATATAGGCACACGTAAATAATAAACTGGAGGTTGATAAACCATAATACGTTTATTTTCTACTGCTTCTAAAGTATCGTTATCACTTAAAAAGCGTTCAATGCTTCCATCTTCATTAACTATACAACGCTTGCGGCCGCCTAACATAGTATACGCATCAAAATCAGTTCCATTAGTTTTACCTATTGCTCCTTGTAAGCGTTTAAAACTACGATTAACATAATCAATTTCAAGTCCTATAATATCTTCATTATGATATGTGCCACTAATAATTTGCGTTGTAATAATATCTGCTTCAGTTATTGTGCTGGGAGTAATATTACCATTTTCGTCTACTATAACAATAGACCCCTCATCTTCTGCTGAAATATTACCAGAGATATTACCAGAACCAGAACCTCCACCAGATGGAATATTGTTAATTTTATTTTCTAATTCTGTTTTTTGATTTTGTAAGGCTTGTGTAATAGCCTTTTGAGTCATACTACCGTCTTCATTTAAGCCAGTAGTAAAGTAATTTTTCATTACTTCATAAGCCTGTAAAATACCCTTTTTTCGCGTGCGAACTTTTTTGATTTTTGCCGAAGAAGTATTATCATCTATTACATCTACTTCTGAAACTCCATCTGTTTCAATAGAAGACACGGCTTCTTGAACTTTGGATTCAATTGCCGTATCAATATCATTTTCTAATAAATCAAAAGCTTCTGCGGCTTCTTGCGCGCGGGTATTAGCTTCCTCTGCGGCATCAAGTGCTTCTTGTGCTTGGTCTATTTTTGCCGCGACTTCATTTGCTTTTGCCATTGCTTCATTTGCTTGGCGAGTTAATTTTTCTGTTTCTCCTGTGAAGGATTTCTTTTTGGCTATAATAATATCTAAAATATCCATAGATAAATCCTCCTTATACTAAATTCCATTCCTTATTGCTGCCAGCAATATAAACATCTAATCCTCCGCTTTCGCCGCTTACAACAATACAGACAGAACCAAGAGTAATGTATTTTGGATCTATATTATCCATGTCTTGTATTGTGTCACAATAATGCTCATAAGTGATTACATTGTCTTGTGAGCCATGCTTGGTCATAATATTCATTCTATAACCCCCTTTATTCGCCTTCCCCAAGAAAAGCGTTTATTATAATATCCTTCTAATAAGGTAGATATTACCACTTTATGTTTGCCAGAAGAACAATGAATAAATTCTCCATTACCAATATAAATACCGGCGTGGTCGCATAAATCTCTATCATTACGGGTATTAAAATATACGGTATCGCCAGGCCGCAAGTCTTCTATTTTTTCTATTTTTTGGTATTCTTCATTATAACCTTGTTGTTTTGCTGTTCGGGGAAGTTCAATATCGTAAATAGTTTTATAGCAATAAAAAACAAAACCAGAACAATCAAAAGCATTGGGTCCTTCGGCACCATACCGATAGGGTTTATCTAAATGAAGAGTCGCTTTATTAACTATTTCTTCGGCGTATCCTATTGTTATAAAGAATAATAGAATTGCCGCGAGAAAAGCGATAAGTGCTTTTTTCATTTATATCACCTCAAATAGAGAAGTGAGAATGCTATATAATTGTTCTGGTTTTTAGTGCTTATTCAGTAATTAGTTGCCAACCGGCTGGATAGGCTTCTGGTGACCAAGTATTATTATCAATTAATGATTCGTATATATCACCATTGTATAATACGCGGTCTCCTGTCATATAAGGATTATTTGAATCTGGCTGCGTCCATTCGGCAATGGTTGGTTCTTGTTGTGCTTCAGAATCAGAAACCCAAGGGGCATTCACTGTGCCAGGCTCCCAAACATTATTATCCGCGGTTGAAGTCCAAATTTCTCCGTTGTGGCGAACACGAGCTCCCGTGGCGTAACCGTTTGTAGAATCTGGTTGAATCCAATCATAGATAATGGTTGGGTCTGGATTTAATAGAATTGCGAATAAGCTTGGTGCGGCGTCTGGCGTCCAAGTATCTTGAGAAGTATGAGCAGTAAGAACTTTATATAAACCTTGACGATAACGAAGACGATCGTTTACTGCGTAATTTACACCAGACTTCCATTCTTTGAAGAGGATTGGATATTCTGCGGCGGCCTCATCAGAAAGTGTGGCTGCTACTGCGTTTAAAGAAGTGCGAAGTTCTTCAACTTCAGAGGTTGTATTTACGCCAAGTTCTTCATAAATTTCTTCTGCTTCAGTGCGAGAATAGATAACGCCTTTTTCTACATATAAATTAAAGTATTCCAAGGCTTCTTGGATGCTATCAGTTGGAGTGTAACCTTCTGTTGGTTGGTCTCCGCCAAATGCGACTAATAGACCAGCACGATTATTAGAATAAGTTTCTTTCATGAATCCCATAGTAGATTCCTCCTTTCATATTAAATTGGTTTTAACCAAATCATCCCTTCTGTGGGTGATGATGGGGTATCGGTGGAGTAGACTATTCCTAAAGCTGTGAGGAAATTTTCTGGTTGAGAAATAATATAATTTACTGTATTATCTTTTGGAGTTTGAATTGTGATTCCTAGATAATCTCCCCAGCTACTAGTGGAACTATTATAATTTCTAGATTGTAAAGCCAAAGAAGTATTACCATTTGTAAAAGCATTTTGTCTTATTCTAGCAATACCATTATCTCCGCTATCACCTATATATGCTACATTATAGCTTACTGTTGTGCCGCCATTGTCGGCGGCACTACAAGTTGCGGTAGAATCAAATGCCATTATACCATTTAATATAATTTGTCCAGAACTAGTTCTGTATACCAGCCATTTTCCACTTGTTGTAGATGTTCCAGATCCTCCGTATCCAGTGCTCCATATTCCTTGAGAACCACTTGTATTAAAAGCTAATGTTATGGTCTGATTAGGTACTGTAGTTTGAGTAACGTTAATACCGCTGTTTCCGCTTACTCTACTAACAGTTAAATTACCGCCCATTACACCACCACTAATATAAGGAACTACATTAGTACCATTATGACAAAAGACCGGATGATAAGCATTTAAATAGATATTAGATGCACTATAAGCAAGTCCTAAATAAATATAAATTTTTCCATCATTTGTTGTTGGTAGTGTTTGTGTCCACCATTGTGTACTATCTAATTTAAAAGTGGCTCCATCGGCATTAGGTATACCTACTAAATAAATTGGTTTTTGATAAGATAAACTTACATCAGCTGCAGTTGTACCTATACTATATCTTAAGTTCATGCCTATAGCAGAATAAGCTGTAAAGGCGCCAGTTCCTCCTGGAGCTGCGTAAACATTTGCAGATGGATATAATATAGAAGAATCAATTAAGAAATTAGCGGTTGATGCTACTTTTGCAGATGCAGTACCTTGATCTGCTGCGGTTGAACCTGAAACTGCTGAAATTGCTGACCATTTTTGATTTGGTGTCATCATTAATAAGCAATATCTATGATAGCCTAAACCGCCATTAGCACTTGTTTCTAAATCTGTATTAGCACTGCTTGTACTGCTAATTAATTGTGATAAATCATATGTAGTATTACACCAATACTGACGGAACCAACTAGCACCATCGTATATAAACATTACAATGGCTCCAGCAATCCAACCGTTTGTGGTTGTACCTGATGACATTGTAGAAGTACCATATTGATATAAGGTTTTTGCTCCAGTTCCGGCTACATTTAAGGTCATTGGAGTAGCCGCAGATGCATAAGTAAATTTTACTACCACCATAGTTCCTGCGGCTAATGTAAAATTATTTCCATTAACAAGAGTTACTACTTTTGCTTGTGTGGCGGCTGCAGTGCCACATGTACCATAATACACCCCATTGATCGCGGGTGCTACATCATTTAAGTCACCCCAATAAGCGCTTGTACCATTTGTGCGTAAAATTTGTCCATTACTTCCAGCACCATATGTGCTTCCACTACTAACTGTAGGCGCCTTTAAAATTTGAAATTGTGCAGTTGTGCTGTATAAAGTATCGGTTGCCCGTAGGCTTCCGCTAACGACTGTATCTTTAAGTGCTGCCATAACGAGCCTCCTTTTAAATTTCTAGAAATTCATTTGCTTCTGTAATTTTATTTTTATAAAAAGAAGCTTTTTGATTTTCTCTAAAATTACCTTTGAATGAATTTTTATTTAAAGAAATGTTTCCATTTAAAAGAATTGTTGGATAAAATGTGAAATTATTAAATGTAACGTTTGGCCTAATTAGTAATCTAATCCAATTATATTTATAAGTATCATCTATTGTTACGGTAGTAGTAGTAGAATTACCAGATTGTATCCAAGTATATGTATTTCCAGTGACATTAGAGCCAATTAGTTGTATATCTATTTTAGGATGACCAGTATACATTGTATATATTCCATTAGGAATGTGTTTAATTGAATCATTTCCATTATAAGATGAAGTAATTGTAGAATCATAAAAATTCCAGATAAGAATAAAATTAGATGAATTGGTGTTGGTACCATTTAAAGTCATAGAGCCGTCAGAATTAAAAGTCCAATTAATGCCATTTGTAGTTCCTGATTTATTAAGCCAATTTTCTCCAATTTCAACATAATTTTTACTTAATTCTTCCATTTCAAAGGTATGTAAATTTTGAGAATTATCAACTCTCATACCCATATTATACAATAATTTTATATCATTGTCAAGTAATGCGGTAGCATAGATTCTCATATCACTTATTCCGCCAATCCAAAATTGACTAGTTTCATCTAATGCGAATAGATAATGTCCTGTTTTGGCTTTTATAAATTGTCCTGTGGAGGTACGATCGCTGGTACCAATAAGTTCTCCATTTGTATATTGTTTTAAAATTCCATCTTTAAATGTTAATGCAAGATGAATCCAGGTATCATAAGGCATTGCATCATTTGGTGGTATCCAACTATTAGACGACCCAGTATTATTAGATGTATAATGTAACCACGTAATATAGGGTCTAAAATTTATATTATTATAATCTGTTAATCTTATTTTAAATATACCGTTATAAATTACTCTATCTGTAACATCAGTATATTCTCTTTTTATCCATGCTGACCAAGTTAATTCTGGTATTAAAACATTGGATTGAAATATATCATCTGTGGAGCTTGCGGTGGTTCCATTTAAAAAAATTGTCTTATCATAGCGTGGGGTATTACTTGTAGCAGCAAGAACTGATGGAGTGGTAGCAAAATGATTATAACCGCTAGAGTCTTCAATTTGTGTATGATATAATACCTTATGTAATGGTTCACTTTCATATGGTATCCAAGGGGTGGCTGTGTCTCCTTCTTCTAACTTATAACCGCAAAGAAGAACAGTCCCAACGCTTCTTAAACCGCCGCAATATATGCGAGTTAAACCATCAGGAGCAGTATCACTGGTTGGAGTAAAGGTCCAACTATATTGATGCCATTCATTATCATTCGTGAGGGTTACATTAGTATTAGCATACGTTCCACTTCCAATTTCAAAACATATACGTAAATTTGTTCCTGAAACAACTTTAGCATAACAACTCATTGTATAAGTGTTGCCTATTGTTAAAGCAATAGTCCCACCACTATACCAAACCATTGAATGGAAGTTTGCTTCACTGGTGCGGGTATGTCGCACCATATATTGTAATCCTGGTGCGGGTGGGTCTTCTATTGGTTCAAATGTATTCGTATAATTAGTTCCACCAGCACCTTCCCAATATCTATTATAATTTCCATATACTTTAGTAAGAGAAGGAGCATCACTATCAGGCAATAAATTAGGATTAGGATTTGCATCATCCAACTTATAATGCACAATTAATCCCATTGAAATCTCATGAACTTCCGCGGCAGAAAGGCAGTGGTCATAGATTCTGAAGTCATTTATTTTTGCTGCACAGTATCCTGTTTTACTATACCTGCATCCTAACGTAAAATTACATTCTCCGCCTTCAAAGCCTTTAGCCGAAGTAGTAGCAATTAATTGACCATTTACATATAACTTGCCAGAAGTGCTATCATGTGTTACACATATATGATACCATGTATTTGCTACCCAATTATAAGTTATTTCAGGAAAAGATGAACCACTTCCTCCAATTTGAATCCTATGTGCAGTAACATATATAGGCTGATAGCCTACTCCTGTTTCAGATCGTGCATCACATAAAAAATTGCCTGTAGGTTGAGAAGAAAAATTTGCCCAACAACAAAAACTTATGTTTGTTGTTATTTGATAGGTTCCTGTAATATAATTGCTAGTACCGTTTAAAGAATAGCATTTTCCAATTTTTCCATTATCATCAATCGTTGCACCATTATTAGTAACTTCAATATCACTACACCCTAAATTTCTCAAATCCCCATCAAGGGGGAGCCACACTTTTAAACTCATATTAACTCCCCCTTAAACGAATATAAAATCAAGACTTTCATCTGTGCTATTCCATTGAAGTTCTACGTTGTCTTGTACACGATAAATATTCGCGCGAATGGTGCCAGTAGAAGGTTGAACTGCTATATTATTATTATAATAGACTACATTCGTTAAATTATTGGTCGCTGCACCGGTTGACGAATTAACAGAACCAGAATAAGTAAGTAAAATTTTGTTCCAACTATCAGTAGTAGTTGAATTTTGTGTAACTGCTGTATTTATCCAGGGCACATTAACAAACATTCTACCAGCTTTATCCATTTCAACCGCGTAATATTTTTCCTCGTAAGTAGTAATTTCATTAACTGTAACTGCCGTGGCATTACTACCAGCAGTGGGGCCTGTGCTTGCGACAGTATGGTTATACCAAGGCTTTACAAGTCCTATAGCAGTATTTGTTGCGATTGTATCGGGAATTGTTACCGTTCTATCTGTTCCACTAACTTGACCCGAAGTTGCTTGTAAAATTTGCTGAATAGTAAATGTACTACCAAATCCGGGCGTTTGATTTCCAGTTGGTTTTCCAGTAAAAGATGTATAGGTTTGATGCGCGGTTAATACTTTAGAACCACCAGAATACAAGCATCCATCAGTTCCAACATAAGCGGTATCATGTGAATAAGTTACTGGATTAGCACTTTGTTCTGTAGCACCAATTAAATAAATTTTACTTGAAGTGTCAGTTGAACCAGCAGTATTTTTGGTGTTAGTATCAGACCAAGGAACATTTACAAACATTCTACCATCTTTATCCATTTCAACCGCATAGTATTTCCCAGCATCAGTTGTAATTCCATTTACTGTAATAGCAGTAGAGTTATTACCAGTAGTAGGTCCGCTACTTGCCGCAGAATGATAATACCACGGTTTTACTATACCAGCAACGGTGTTGGTAGCAATACTAATATTAACAGTATCATCAGCTGGCGTTAAATAAAGTTCATTAGCATTAATCTGGTTATTAGCTAATGCGGTATTATATTGTGATTGAGTTAAATAATTTATTTTTAAAGGAGATACATCTGTTGTAGTTGCCATATTATTTACCTCCTTTTATGATAATGCGGCATTGCCATATGCGGTTTGATAAATGCGGCTATAAGCATTTGAATCTCCTGCATATATATGCCAAGTAAAAGTAAGAATAGTATTTGTTGGATCTATATAGTTCATTGCATCTACTGGGAAATAAGAAGCATGAGCACGAACAGAGATACTGCTTACTTGCAAATTAAAATAATCTTTACTTGCATTAGTATAACTTATTGTTGGAGTGTTATTAGAATAAACGCCATAACTGGTAGTGGTTGAATAAGTTCCATCAGTTTTTTTATATAATAAAACTGTCTGACAGGTTATATAGCTACCACCATAACTTTTTGAAGTGTTTAATTCTCCAGTATTAGATATAGTATAATTTTTTCCATATTGATAATCTTTACATATACCAGTTTTTATTCCATGAATTAAACCATTCATTACACTATCAGATTGTGTATATGCATATTCAATTTTCCCTTCTCCTATACAGACATAATCATATAAATCTCTATCAATTATTGTTCCATCATAATCTTCTCCAATTCTAAAAATAGTAATTGAAGTAGAAGGAGAAGTGGTATAAGTGGTGGCTGGCAAAGTTAAAGTTTGAGAAGTAGTAGAAACGGTTAAAGAACTATAATTAGTATCTGACAAAGGGAAACTAAATGTTTTTTCTGCAATTAATTTACTATTTCCCATATATCCTAATTGATTTCCAGGTTGTAATCCTGTTACATCTACTTTATTTGTGCCTAAATATATTGCCATTTAATCACCACCTTATTATTTGTGCAGAAACAGTGCTTACTGTTCCTAAAGTATATGTTATTGCATTATTTGTTACACTCATTCCTGTTACAACATTGCCACTACCACTAGATGTCACGCTTACTGCCGCGGGTAAATCAGCCCAAGTAGGGGCTTTAGCTGAGCCATTTGATTTCAAATATTGCCCTGAAGTACCACTAGAAGTTGGAGCATAAATAGAAATACTCCCTACAACAGCTCCGTTAATATTATATGCAAGTGATGCCCATGAAGGTTCGCCAGAACCATTTGATTTTAAATAATATCCAGAAGTTCCTGGTCCGGTAGGAGCGTAAAAACTTGCGGTAGAACCCCCAGCTGAAGTGCCATTTAATGTAACTTTAGTGCCACCTGCATAAGTACTCGCTTCTGTTACAACGCCAGCACTAGAAATATAAACGGGCTTGGTTGTACTACCAATATCTGCAGAAGGAGCAGCGCTATTTAGTGTTACTAATAAACCAGTTTGATTTGGTAATGTATGCGTATAATCAGTTGTAGTAGATTTACCTACTATAATATGTGATTTAGTCGCCGCAGAATAAATGTTGATTTTTCCTTCAGAGTGGGCGGTTGTACTAGTTACATTTGTTGAATTACCTAAACTTAATACATCATAAGCATTACCATTTGCTGAAGTGGAAGAAGCAGTAGTTAATGTAATAGTACCATTTGTTAAAACTTTGGTACTAGGATTATATGATAAAGTTGTAGCATAGTTTGTTTCATAAGTATTGCCGCTAGTCGGTGAAGCGGCGGTTGTCATTAACAATTTATATGCCGCGCTTGTTGTTGATGAATTTTGTTTGACTTTTTCATCGGTATTATCGCTGCTTGGCAATGAAACTGTGATTGAAGATATACCAGTTACATGCCCTGCTTCATCTATGGTAATTTTAGGTATATTAAAAGTAGAGCCACGAGAGCCAGTTTGATTTGAAGTAGGACCATTATTTGTAATACTAGAAGGTACTAAGTGAGCAATTTTTAATTCATCACTTCCAGCAGTATCACTATTTGTACCAGCAAGAACAACCCACTTATTTGCCGCAGTTAATTTTAGATTTTCGCTATAATTACTGGCAACCACAGCAGTTGTATTTCCAGTTAAAGCAGAAGTTGTTGATGCATTATTAGTAGGCGTAATTTTTCCATATCCAGCATCTCGGCTATTTGTATAACATCCACTTGGAATTGTGCCACTTAACTTAGCTGCATCTAAAGTAGAAGAAGCTGTTAATGGTGTAACTGCACTTCCATAATCAGAAATATGTCCTTGTGCATCTATTTTTATTGGATAGACCGCTAAGGTTGTTTGTGCATTTACAGAATTAGAGTGACTTATTGTGGTACCACTTATTGATAATCCTTTCTCAGCAGTATCTATTTTTCCGCTTACATCGGGAATATCAGAAGTCAAAGCAACTGTACCAGTTTTATTTGGTAAAGTTATAGTTTGATTTGAGGTAGGAGCTCCCGCTTGTAAACCAACATAATACGCAGTAGTTCCATATAATCTAATAACACCTTCTTTCCCGCCTGTAGATGAAGTAGCAGTTGCATTACCTAAATCTAATCTCGCAAGACCTCCAGTAGTATTATCTGCTGATACATATGCCTTGACAGAAGCGTGCTTGCTTAGCCCTCCAGTAGCGGTAGAAGAACTTGTGCTACCGGTTAAATAATAAGTAGTTGCTGCAGTAACAGCAGTATTAGTAACACTTACATCTGTATTACTAACTGTATTTTTAATAGTAATAGTTTTAGTGCTTGTATTATCTTCTAAAGAAATACCCGTTCCTGCTGCTAAAGTAAATTCAGAAGTTGAGGTGCCAGTACCACTTCCACCCGCGGTTAAAGTAGATGTAAATTTGTGGGAACTTAATGCTCCACTTAAACTATAAGTAGTATTAGTGTCGGTATAACAGCTGGTAGGAATTGTTCCTGTTAGCTTAGCAGCATTTAAATCTGAAGCAGCTGTTAATGGAGTAATAGTATTACTTCCTAAAGTAATGACTCCACTTGCTATTTTAGCATCAGTAATACCATAACCGCTAAGTGTGGTTGCTTTTAAAGCGTAGGAACTTTCGTCACCAAGTAAATTCCATTTACTATTGCCCCACACATATTCTTGAGAGCCATACAACACAACATCACCTGCGGCCGCGGTTACATTTGAACTTCCTATTTTTACGGTAGCGGTCGTATTTGCAGTTCCAGTAGAAATATTTGTAGTTGTAACACCTAGAAAATGCATAGCATTTGATAAGCCTAAATCTGCGAGTGTAACCGCGCCAGTTTTTCCTGCGATACTAGTTACACCAGTACTAGAAGTTAAATATGTATTAGTATCTAAACTCCAAGTATCCTCGCCAGTTTTTTTCAAAAAGCCCGAAGTCCCAGTTAAATTTTCTATTGCTTGTAAATTAGTAGCCCCACCTATATCCGAAAGTGCTATTGTTTCTTCTGGCACTACATATAAAGCATTTGCATCAAAGCTATAAATTTTACCGCCAATATTAAGAGTACGTCCTGCTGTTAATGTTTTATATTGACTATCAGTTAGGGTGATAATTTTTTCCAAATTTGCCACAATTCTCACCTCTGTACATAATTATTTGCGGTGTTGAACAAGTTGGCAAAATTTGTTTGTTCAACCCAATTTCCATTTATTTTTTGATACACTTTACTACAAGCTACCCAATTATTATTTATTTTTAAATAAATAATCGGTCCTCCGCCCGCAGAAGCACATGTAACATTTATATTATGCGTTGCTGTAATATTGGATAAGCGATAAACATAATTTACTATAGTATTATTTTGTTTATCTACACCTTCATAGTATTCTAATGACGATGTTTTATCTACATTATTATCCGTTAAAGTAACTGTTGCATTATTATTATTTGGTATAATAGTTATATGATAAGAATCTCCTTCAAGAACAACTAATTGTCCGTCTGGATATAACTTCGCATTACTTCCTGTACTAGTCACAAAGTAATAATTTACATCACCAAATATAAAAATTAAACTATGTTTTTGTTGTATATTTGTAAGAGTGTATGTATATTCTCCACCCGCGCTAGTTGCTTCTATATTTAAAATTTTCCATTGTAAAGAATCATTGCCACTATCACTAGCTTGGTCTTTGGCATATTTAATATCAATATAATGTTCACCCATAGGGATTTCATAAGTAAGAGTTTTTACTGTTGTAGTTGAATCGGCTGCTGCTGCGCACATATAATAATAATTATTAGGGTCATCTGGACTAGCACTGCTACTAGCATAAGTATTACCAGTAGTAGTAACAGTAGTATCTATTTTTCCAAACATTCCGTAGTCAGCTTGTGATTCACCTTGATTTATATATTGAATTGTAACTAAAACATCAGATTCTAAATTAAAATGTACTCTTGCTACTGATGCTGAAGAACCCACTCCATTATTAGTTGATACATAATATCCAGTACTACTATTTAAATTAAATCCATATGATGCTCCACTAACTTGTGTTGTTACAGTATAAGTATTATTTGGTGTTCCGCCAACTAATTGACTTGTTATGTCAACACCATTATCTAAAGCCAATGTTAATTGTGGGTCACTAGGAGTAATAGTAATTGTTTCGGTTGTACCTGCTTCTATACGAGTTGTACCATTATTTGGCGAAGTAGTAGCATTAATTGAAGAAATTGTAAGTGAATAATAAGTTTTTTGCGGGTCTTCCTCTGGAGGAATAAAAGCCCCCGCTTGTTCTATTACAATAGTATGGTCAGCATTTACATTTGTTAAGGTATAGGTATAATAATCTTCTGATGGTGTTGTATATTCAACAGACCAAGTAATACCTAACATGCGGCCGCCATAATATCCAACTTCAAATCGTAATTGGGCATCTTGCAATTCTTCTACAGTCCAAGTTCCAGGGTTGGTTACTGTAACAATGCTATTTGATGTAGAAGTAAAATTCTGTATAGAACCTTTTGCTGTAGAACCAGAATAGCACTGAAAACGCGCAACGTGAGAAGTATCAATAGTAGCATTTTCGCGCGCACCATATACTTTTACAGTTACATCTGTAATAGTAGCACTTGCGGGTATAGAACTAAAATCAAATGTATAATTTATCCAGCCAGTAGCTCCATCTGGTTTTACATAAGTGTTAGAAGTGTTAGAAGTTGAATATGGATTTTCTGCTGAATGCCCTATTGCGTATTCTAGCCAACTAGTGCTTGTTGTACTAGAACTTTGATAAAAATTACTTCCTGATTCAGAGAAGCCTGTTGTAAATGTTTCCTCTGGTACAGCAGTTTTTGTTCCACTTTCGCCACCTTGATGTTTTTGTAATAATGCTGTAACATCATTATCATTATCTGTTACTTTTATATCTTCTACACTTAAACTGCCTGTCATAATGGTAAAAATTTGATCTCCACCATTCATAACATTTTCGGCTAATGGAGAAATTGATACGCCATCTACTTCGCTTACAGCAGTAAGAGTATATTGTGTTCCAGAAATAGAATAATTTATTGTTAATGTAGCGCCATAGAAGTATAAATATGCGGCACGGGTTGTATTACTTGTTCCACGAGTTCCCGTATAACGAACTTGAATATCATCAAGTTCTGCTCTAGTCCAAGAACCAGGAGTTAATGTATAAGCAGTAGCAGTAGTAGTTCTTGCACTAGTACTGCTTCCTTTAGCAGTAGAATTTGTATAAAGTTGAAGGACTGCAGTTGAAATATAGTTTGTACTACTTACTCTAGCTTTAGCAGAGCATGTAATTGAATCAATTGTAGCATTATCTGGTACATCAGAAACATCAAATGTATAAGAAATATAAGTAGTAGCATGTGAGCCGGTATTACAAGTAATATAAGCATAGCTTGTAGAACTTGCGTCAGTATAACCATTTGTTACTGGATAGCTACTACTTATACTTGAATAAGAAGAATTAGCACTACTATAACCCGAAGGGGTAAGAGTAACGCTGTCTTGAATATTAATAACTTGTGACATTCTCACCCCTCCTTATTGTTGTATATAAATATCACCATTACTTCCTAATGAAGATGATGGAGCAGAGCTACCAGTATAATAATTATTTATTATCAAATCACCAGTAATTAGTCTTCCGTCAACATAAGCAGTATCACCATTTACTATACTGTGTGTTGTGGCTGTTGCATCACTAGTAAATGTTCCAGTAATTGTAGCAACACAGTCATCATCTAATTCATCACCAACTTTAACGGTTACTCCAGATTTTATATTCGCGGCAGTAAGTCCAGAAATTTGGACAGCTTTAACAGTCATATTACCAGTTAAATAAGTACCGCTTGTTATAATCTCGTCTGTTGTTGAAGGTGAAATAATTCTCGCGCCCTGTGTAGCGACTGTTGCAGTTAAAGAAACTGAACTATTACCCGCAGTACCTGCGCTTATATAGCCAGCAGTAGTAACGTTTGGAGTAACACTTATTGTTTTTGTAAGAGTTAAAGTGTTAGTACCAGTAGAGATACTTGCGGTTGTACCACTAATCGTTGATGGCGCTGTGACGCTACCATTCGGCGTAGCACTAATTGTATAATATCCACCCGTAGAATTATACCCCGGAGGAATATTAATGTACTGATTTGACGTACTTCTACCAATTGTTGCTTTAGATGTATATCCAGAAGTTGCTGATGATGCCGCAGAAGTCGGTAATGTCATCGTAGTTACTGATTTTGTTGCTTGGCTAGCATAATAGCCTGCTGGTACAGTCACTGTCGCACCAGATGCCGTCAAATTAGTTGAAGAACGTCTTGTAATTGCAGACCCTACATAAGAAGAAGAAATGGCTCCAATTTTTATTGCGCCCAGTGTATAGACATTTGCTGCGACTGCCGTTTGTTCTGATTCAGTTGGCGTAATAGTGGCGCCTTCTTGTGTAGTTAATTGAAGAGTCTTACTGGCTGTTTGAGCGCCTGCATACCATCCTGCTTTGTCTGCGGCAATAGTGGACGTACCAGTTACAATTCCTTGAGTTGTATCTATTGTCATAGTAGGAGATAATAAGTCTCTTCGGGCCATTGTATAAGTCGCTGCCGCACTATAATATCCTGCAGGAGCTGTTATTACATTAGAAGAAGCAGTTAAATCAGATGAAGCTCTCCGAGTAATTCCAGAACCCACGTAAGTTGAAGAAATAGCGGTTATAGTGACTTCTCCTAAGCCTGTGTAATCTTCATCTGCATTAATAACTTGTTCACTTTCTGTAGGTGTGACGGTTTTGTCTTGATTATTAATTGTTGAACCAGTTGGAACCGCTACACTAACAGTGGCATAATTTGTAACATCAATATTTGTGCCATTTGAAGTTATTGACTTATTTCCACTGACTAATTCACTTGCTGATACTGTTACTGCGGTGCCACTTTTTGTCCCACTAGTTATATAACCTTCTGTATATGAAATAGAAGGTCTAATATTAATAGAATGGTTACTTACTGTTCCTTTAGAAGCTGTAGGATAATCCACGCTACCATTAGCGACAGATTTTGTAGCTTGTTCAGAATAGTACCCAGCGGGAACAGTAACTGTCGCACCAGATACTGTTAAATTAGATGAACTTCTTTGCGCTATGCCACTACCAATGTAAGTGCTAGAAATTCCTTCAACAGTTACAACACCCAATCCAGTATATCCAGAATCCGCTGATATAGATTGTTCAGATTCGGTTGGTGTCACAGTTTTATCTTGATTATTGATTGTATCGCCAGCTGGTGGCTCATAAGTTCCAGTTACTCCAAAAATAGAAATATTCTTTTTAATATTTCCTGCAACCAAGTTAGAATCGCCCAAAATAGTTTGTTTTCCTGTTAAATAGGTTCCTGCGGCAATTATTTGGCTAGTTGTGGTTGGAGTATAGCTGGTTGCGCCTTTAGTTGTAACATTAGCAGTTAATGAAACCGAAGCATTGCCAGCAGTTCCACTTGAAACATATCCTGCGGTTGTAACGTTTGGTGTAACGGAAATTGTTTTAGTTAGCGTAATAGTATTTGTTCCATTACTCACTGTCGCAGAAGAGCCAGAAATAGATGCCGGTGAAGTTACAGCACCACTTGGCATTGCATTTATAGTTACTGTACCTAAACCACTATAACCTGAATCCGCAGTTATAATTTGTTCAGAAGTTGTAGGCGATATTGTTTTATCTTGATTGTTTATATCGCTACCAATTTGTACATTAACATTTTTATAATTTGTGACATCTTTAGTGCCATTTGAAGTAATGGAAAGTGTTCCACTAACTAATTCGCTTGCGGTGACTGAAACTGCGGTTCCAGTTTGTGTAGACCCTATAATATAACCAGTGGTATTGGTAACACTTGGAGTAATAGATATAGAGTGATTAGTAACCGCGCCTTTTGAAGCAGTAGGAGTACCAGCAGTACCACTACTCACACTTTTAGAAGCAGAAACTGAATAATATCCGGAAGGCACAGTAATTGTGCTTCCTGAAACTGATAAATCGGTAGAATCTCTTAAATCTATTTCAGAACCTATATATGTAGAAGAAATAGGTTGTATTGTAACATTACCTAATCCAGTATAGCCATTATCTGCTGATATTATTTGTTGAGATTCTGTAGGAGTAATTGTTTTATCTTGATTATTTATTACAGAGCTTGCAGAAATATTTACATTTACACTAGCATAGTTAGTAACATCTTTTATACCATTTGATGTAATTGATAATGTGCCACTAACCAATTCACTTGCACTAACAGATACTGGATTTCCAGTAATTGTACTACCAGTAATATAACCTGTAGTATTAGTTACAGTTGGAGTGATGTTTATTGTATTATTGCTCACACTTCCTTTCGTAGCGGCAGGGGTTCCTGCCGTACCATTTGGTACGGCAGAAATTTTATAATAAACATTAGAACTATTATAACCAGTTCCTATATTAATATATCTATCAGAAGAAGTACTTATAGGAATTGTTGCTTTTGCAGTATAACCGCTAGAAGCACTAGAAGAAGGTTCTGTTGGAAGTACCAAAGCTGGCATAGCATTAACTGTAATATTTTGAGTTAAAAGCTTGTTTGTTGTTGATAAGACAATATTTGTAGTTGCTGGATTAATAGTATAATTACCAGTATAAGTTTCATATCCGCCTGAGTATACTAGTTTAGTAGGTGCTATACGTTTTCCATTTAAATAAAGTGGCATATTATGCACCTCCAGTTAAATCTATTAATTCTATTTTAGGACTTTTTTCATTCCAATCATATTTTTCTCCTCTGGTCACTAATGAAACTTCTGTATTGCCGTTTGACGCGGTTTTACTTTCATATGTAGTATCTTTAATATTACAAACGTCACCATTTGGCAATTTAATTTTGCTTATTGTATAATCAGCCATTTTATCACCTTCCTAGTGATAAATTAAGAAACAGTAACAGTAGTATCAGTTTCTGTAATATTAGCAGTATAAGTATTTGGAACGGCGATATTACCAGTTACTAATCTTACACCTGTACCAGTAAAAGTGCCTTGACTTGTGATACTTCCATTTGGAGTGCCCGTAACAGATACATTACCTTCTGTTCCTGAAAATGCTCCAGTTGGTTCTTTAATTGTCGCAGTTGTAAGCATTGTACCAGTTCCCGTAAAGGAGGGTTGTGAAGATTGATATGCAGCATCTCCATCTTTAACATCTACATTTTCAGTAGTAATTGAATCTCCAGTGGTATACCCTAATTGATAAAGACTTAAAGTTTCACCACTTACACTGTAGTAAGTAATAGCATTTGTCGGGGCTGTTGCTCCAGGTGCCGCAGCAACAACTGTCTTGGCTACTGTTACACTTGTAGGATTTTTAATTGTTCTAACATGTCCTGCTGTTTTTAAAGAAATAGTAGGAGCACTTACCGAACCCGCAGGAGTGTAATTTGCCGTACCATTTTGAGGAACAGCAGAGCCAGTCACCGCGAAAGTTTTGTTTGAAGTAGTTACAGTACCCGCCGGAGTAAATTTACCAGTAGAAGTTGTTGAACTACCAGCCCAAGTAATTCCTGACATTGAACCATCAGGAGTATAAGTTGCTTCTCCTGATGCTGCGGGAGCAACCGTAGCAGTTTTATTTGTTGTTGCATTAGTTGTAACAGTAACGCTTGTGGCACGTTTATAAGTTCCAGAAGCACTATTTTTATAAGCTAATGACCCTAAAGACTCTAAACTGCCTAATGCGTGCCACTTACTATCATTACCATAAATAAATTCTTGAGTGCCATAGAAAAATAATTGTCCAGTTGCAGGAGTTTTTGTTTCACCGCCAACAGTCGGAGTTTGATTTCCGCCATCAGTTAACTCGGTAGTAGAAACACCAATAAAAACTACTGCATCTCCACCTGTTAAAGCTGCAATTTGATTGCGAGCTTCATCATCTTTAATTTTATAAGTAGTACCAGAAGGTAGTGTAATTTGACTAATATATTGAGTTGTATTATCAGGCATATTAATTCACCCCTATAATCTAGTTAATATTAAAGTTTCATTAGAAACTGTATCTTCACAATTAATTTTATTATTCCATTTAGTGCGTTCTGCCGCAGTTATATGAACCGTAGTATTGCTAATATGGCTTAATAAGTCTTCTGCAATATCATCACCAACAAATGGTAAATCTATACCATAAGCTAAACCATCGCCTATTTTAATTCCTGGCACAGTAGTATTATCATTTAAAGTTTCTTTATCTGTATAGATAAGAATATTTCCTTCATTTGGAATATAATTTAATCTAGCTTGCCATTCAACAGTGCTACCAATTTCTATTTTCATTCCATTTAAGGTAGCGGCATCAATAAATGGTAAATTGTTAACTGTTATTCCGCCATGTCCTACCTTTAAACGAGAAAAAGGGTGAGTGTCATCAGGAGAATAAATGATGACCTCACCCTCTTTTGGAGCAAAGTTAATTGCTTTTTCCCAATTGGCTTCAGTATCATTTTTCAACTGAATTCTCGTTTTTACGGTATTTACTGCCATAAAATCACCTACTTGGCATCATTTCAGCCAATTATTTTATTTATTGTTTTTGGACCGCATATTCCATCTGCGGTTAACCCATGATCTTTTTGAAAGGCTTTTAGTGCTTTCTCTGTATTATCATCAAAAAATCCGTCTTTTCTGCCGCATAAATAACCAAAACTATTTAATAATAGTTGTAGTTCTGCAACCGCTTTATTATTATCATTTTTTCTTAAAGTATTTCCTTTTAGGTAAAAAATACTGCGCTTTAGTGGCGGTTCTATTCGTAAACCATTATGAATAAACCACTCTAAATCTTTTTCTCCATATAAAATATTTAAATCTACACGAGTAGGAATACCATCTATATGTCCCATACTTGTATATTGCCAAATATCACAAGGATATTTCGGCGCATAATTTTTATCTACTTCTCCAGTATTTTTTCCATATCGTGGTATCCATATAAAATCAAAATAATCTTTTATGTCTCTTATATAAGAGTAGCGACTTTGACCTATATATAATCCAACTTTTTTCGCTCCTAAAAATCTTAATGTATCTAAAATAGTCTTACAAACTACTTTTGTAGTTTTAGAAGTTTGTGTTTCATATTCTATATCAGGGCAGAAAAATAAGGGCTCTAATCCTTCTTGGGTTGCACATTCATAGAAAAATTTAGCTTCTTTTTCCGCTTCTTCCGCTGTTCCCGCTTTAAAATAATGATACACACCAAAAGGTAAACCGCAATTCATAGCATTAAAAATATATTTATTATCTTGTTTATTTCCTACGCTAGAACGAAGAATAACAAAATCTAATTCTTTTCTTGCCTTTCCCCAATCTATGTTTCCTTGATAGGTACTAATATCAGCTATTTTCATCTTATTCCCTCCTAAAAAGAAAAAGGCGGGTTTAAAAACCCGCCTTACTTATAGAAAATAAAATAACGTTTACATTGTGCTTTCATAAGATTCTTTTTTGCTTTTGCTCTTGCTGCAGACGCAGAAGCTGGGTCGTTAACATATACATATGTTTCATCTGCCCACCACCAGCAAATAAAGTGCCCACCTTTAGTCCAAAGGCCAGGACGCATACTACATACTACATAAGCTCCATCTTTAATAGCTGCTTCTGCTGTAGCGTATGAGGTTGTTTCTACGTATTTACTTGCTCCATATTTTTGGGCACAATACTTAAAAAATCCCCAAGAAGTGCCAGCGTTTTGTGTGCGGTATCCTTGTTTAACGGCGAGTGCTGCTAAGGTTTTTGGTGTAACAGAGCTATCCCACCAAGTAGCAACAATATCTGCCATACTAGTAGGGCCGCATCCAGAACTCTTAATCGTTTGTTTTTTATTATATGTATTATTTCTAGTATATACAACAGAACCCCATCTACTATCATACTGTTTAAAATTTTTAGGTTGAATATTCTTTTTTCCTGGGGTATTAGATGTAGAAGTGGAAATAGTTTTGGTTCCAGTAAAGGCTTCTAACCACGTAGAAGGACCAACTATTCCATCTACTATTTGTCCCATAGTTGATTGGTATGCTCTAGTAGATGACTTTGTTTTTGCTCCAAAAACTCCATCTGCAGAAATACCTAAAAATAATTGCCACATTTTAACATATTTATTTTTATCACCTTGACGTAAGGTTGGTAAACTCTTTGCTAATAAACCCCAATCGGTTTCTGTCATTTCTCCATTAGGAACCTGTCCGAGTTTTTCCTTCCATTTATTTAGAGCCGCGGCGGTTTCTGAACCAAAAATACCGTCCACAGTAACATCTAAATAAGTTTGGAGGATTTTAACTTCGGTTCCTTTACTTTTATTCTTTAGTGTCTGCATTGCTACTGTCCTCCATTAAAACCAGTTGTCCTTTATCATTTTTAATCCAAATTTCGTCTTGACAATCAAAAATCTCATGAATATTTGCTTCTGTAGCAACTCCAAAATTAAATAATGCCATAGTTAAAACCCTCCTTTTTCTCAGTCTACCAAGATTGAAGCAGAACCACAATCTAAAACTAAATATTTTTGACTTCCTGTTGTTGTTGTATTACTACCTTCGGTAACATCATATATACTACCAGTTTTAGCAATTTTTGCTAAAGTAACTTCTGTATGGCCAGAAAGCTCGCCATCAGTTTGAGTAATGCCAGTTAAAACACTATAAACATCACCATTTGCGGCAGTAGCAGATTGAGAAGAATCTAAATCAGTTACTAGTCCACTTGCATAAGCTTTGACCGCGGCAACCGTTGGCAACTTAGCATCATCAGCTGTCCCAGAAGCAGGAATTGAAGTGCTAACATCTTTATATGCTGCGGTATCTAATCCATGTACTTTTACTTGAGAAGCAGTACCACCGAGTGGTGTAACTGAAAATTCACCATTTACAGAGCCTTCAGCAAATGTATAAGTTGTATCTGTTACTGTTTCTGTAGCAGTAGCTACACCAGTAATGTGACCAAATTTATCAGTAGTAATTGTTTGGATATATGTGCGGCCGCCTGCTGTGCCTTTAGTGCTTGCGGTAGCTCCAGAAGGAACCGCGTGACTAATTGTTTGATTAGAACTAATTGCACCACCGCCAGTTAATCCATCAGTACCAGTTACTGTAGTGGTTTTTAAAGCGTAAGAGCCTTCATCGCCCAATTCGCGCCAACTGGCGCCATCATAAACATATTCTGAATTACCATAAGTAACAACATCACCAGCATTATAAGTTCCTGTTGGAGTCGTCTGTGTTGGGTCAGCTTCAACTTCACCTTGATAATGCATTGCTCCACTTAAACCAGCAACTGCATCATGAACAAATGCTGTGGTAGCAATTTGTGTGGTATTTGTACCAGCTGCAGCTGTGGGAGCTGTAGGAGTACCAGTCAAATCCGGAGAATTGATTGGCGCTTTTGTGGCTAAATCTGTAGTTAAATTTGTAACTTGAGATTCAGCGATAGCAATATCACTAAAGGTGGCAGTAATTTTACCATCTACTTCATCAAAAGCAGTGATAGTTTTTGCTGCTCCAGGGGTTCCTGTAAGGGTATCAGTTAATCCACTAATAGCATTTGTTACAGTGCTTTGAGTAGCAACTTTATTTGTAGAAGCGTCATAAGTGCCATCAAACTCTAAAGCATTCTGCACGCTTGATAGATCAATAGTGCTAACTGTCGTATAAGTACTATCATTAGTTCCTTTTGCTTTAGATTGCAAGAAATATTTACCTGCGTCTTCACCAGTGCCTTCCTGAATTCTATATTGAGTATCAGTATCTTGAATTTGTCCAGCAATATAACTATCTATATTTTCAATTTCTGATGCTGTATAAGTGGGTTTTGTAGCGGCTTTTGCCCAACTATAAACATCGCCAGCTATTGCTTGAATCCAAGGTAAAACAGAAAAAGTATGTCCCGCAACTCCATCACCAATTTTAATACCTATAGCTGGTGGATTATTTGATAATGTATTGCCGTCTGGACTTGCGGTAGCCCCAGTAGGTATTTCAGCAATACAAACTTCACCCTTCATTGGAACAAATGTGCTAGACATCCAATGAGCTAAAGTATCATATTTTAATTGAATTCTAGTTTGAATTGTATTAATAGGCATTGCTTACACCCCCTTATGCTGTACCGCCATTAAGAATAAATTCATCACCATTTGGAACATATAATTTTGTAGTTGAAACACGATTAAGTGACATAATACCAGTGACAGAATCAACAGAAACACTATTATCAGCGTTGCTAGAATATACACCACCTAAAACTGAAGTGGTTGCGATATTTAATTTTCCAACTTCATTCGCAGCAACACCACTATCAACTAGGCTACCATCCGCGGCAACACTTACTAAATTGCCTGCGGCTTGAACTGTTGGTTTTTGAACATAATTTGTTAAATCAACTGATGTGTCACCAATTTGAGTAAGTGTTCCATCAATTAGAATATACTCTTTATATTTATCTGCTCCAGTAACAGTATCATCTTTTATCATGTATATGGTATTAGATTCAATACCAACTGAAGGTAAAGTCGTAACTATGCGACGCTTTAAATGATCTACATTAGCAATTGCACTTGCTATTGTAGTATCAACATAATTTTTAGTAGAAGCCTCACTGTTGGTTAGTGGATCGCGAGCAAGAGTAACTAAAATGCCGTCTAAAGTACCCTGCATAGGGTTATAAGTGGCTTTTGGACGCACCCAGCGAGCAACGCCATTCTTTACTTCTAATTCTACCTTAGCAGGCCATTTTGTTAAATCTGTTTCATTAACTTGAACTTCTTCAAAATTATTTTCATCATAATACCAATAACTTTTACCATAGTCTGCAACTGTGATTTTATTATCAACTAATGTAGTTAATGCGCCATCTACATCATTATGTGTATTAATATAGTCTAATTCATTAAAATTAGTAACCCCATCACCGACTTTAACCAAACCAGTATCTATTTCAATACCAACCTCACCACGAGCTAATTTAGGATTTTTAGTTGCCCATGTTGCGGCAGAATCATTACGAATAATAAGGGTCGCTCTTACATTATTTTGTGCCATTATGCTTCACCCCCATTTATAGTAGTATTAGCAATAAGCATAGCATTAACTGGAATATATTCATTATTCCAATAATAAAGTATTTTTTCATCTAAATCAAAATATAACTTTGTTTCTTCACCAACTTCAGGAAAATCTATAAAATTAGCAAATATAATCGGACGATTTTCAAGAAAAGCACCAAAGTTATTTATAAAAAATTGTTCATTTCCAGTAAAGCCACTTTGCTTTGCTACAATATAAAGTTGATGGCCTAATGAACTTATTGCCATATTTTCCCAGGGATATACCATACTTAAACCCGCGGTGCGGGGTTTAAGCGTAGGAATATCATATTCAAGAAGTAAATCTCTTGTACGCCATCTTTCTTTACACATTTTGTGTCACTTCCTTTATTTCACAAATTGGAAGAGAGAAGGCCGCGTAATAAGAGTTTATTTCTTCTCCATTAATGAGTAGACCATCTTCATCGTATTGTGGACTTTTATAAATTTTAATATCCCAAAGATATTTTTTACATTCTAAATTTACCGTATCTATATGTTCAAAAGATATAGTAATTGTATCATTTGTTGCAGGAACAATTTTTTCAAATACAGTAGAATGTATCAATGGATCATAAATAGAAAATACCGCTACATCTCCTTCCCCCACCGTTCCTAATGTAGGAATAGTAAAAGAACCGGTGTCACCGCGAGGAATGATTAAACGACGTTGAATTAGCCTAATCATTAATCATCACCTACTTTTAACGATAATATCTATAATCATTTCCGCGTCTGTTATAACGTGGATAGTATCCAAACTCTTCTTCATCTTCATCTTCATCGTCATCATTGAAATTGTAATTAGCATAATTACCTTCGCCACGACGACGGAATTGAGAGTTCTTTTCATTCATTGTACGAATCTTGTCAGCATAATGACGTTTTAGTTCATCTTGCTGTTGTAAAATATAGGCCATATCATAACCAGTGCTTTCAAGATTCATCATCTTATTTTCAGCAGTTGCAATTTCTTTTTCTACATGCTCAATTAGATGGTCTAATTTGCGGGCGGCCTCGCGCTCATTCATTTGCTCTAAACGCTGTGCCATTTGAGATAGATACTGGCGAGTTTCTTTCTCATATTCAATCCACTTTTTAAAGCCATCTTTAACCGCATTGCGCTTGGTGCCCTGGTCTACATCATAGCGAGTGTAATTATACCAAGTGGTAGGAATAACATTATTAGCATAATTTTTACCAACATTGGCCATGCTGGTCATACCATTGGTATTATTGTTCATATTATTGTTATTCATACCATTTTGATTATTATTATTTTGATTATTATTTTGATTATTATTGGCCATATTAGCCATATTAGATAACATGCCACTTACCATATATGTGGGCTGTACTAGCTGATTGTATTCTTTCATATACATATCTTTTGCTTTACGATACGTAAGTAGTTCGCAAAGCATTTGATACTCATGGCACTTCTGATAACCAGGTAGGTTTAAGAAAGCATAATAATCAGCAAGTTGTTCGTGCATCTCCACACCCTGCTTCATTCTATTAATTAGTTCGGAGTAGAGAGTCTGTAGTTCTTGATTATTCTGAGCCATAACTCATCCCTCCATTAAATTAATTTAGAAACTATTATATTGATATGTGCATCTGTCGCCTCAACTGTGCTAGGATTAAGTACACCGATAGTTACTGCCGCAGAAGTCCAATTACAAGGACAATCACTTTCTTCTACTACAACAAGAGCTTCAAAGGCACCATTAGCAGAACCCGCGGCCGCAAGAGTAGTTGTGCTGATAGCTTGTGGTAGCGGTACACCATTACTGGTTAGCTGGATAGAATAATCTCCTGCATCAGCTAAAGTAGCAAAGCCATCCACATGAACATTATAAATACCACGTTTTGTTAGGGCAATTCCGCCTGCACCCGCTGCTACAGCTGTATTACCTTTTAGAAAAACAACGTTATTTAAAGGATAAGTACTATTCGCGGCGACAGTTACGCCATCACTATAAGCTTGAATCATTTTAATTCCTCCTATAATAAAAAAGAGGCACCTGTCCGAAAACAAGTGCCTCATTAAACTAGACACACTAAATGTGTTCGGTGTTTAAATTACATGTTAAATCCATTGCAGCCGCAACCATTGTTGTTGCAGAAAGGATTATTGCCGGCATTATAGGTCCAGCCGGAAGGATAACGAACTACGCCGTTTAGAGCATTCTGTAGCTGTAGAGCATCAATCTGATTCTGCATATCAGCCATACGATTACCAGTAATAGCATCAATAATCTTCTGGACGCCAGCATTAGTAGTCTGGTTGATAGAAGCGGTATTCATAGCATTCTCATAACGAGCCTGGGCGATGCCAGCATTAATGCCATTGAATCCTTCCATCATTGCCATACGAGTATCACAGCAGCACTGATTCTGGTTAGCTAGTAGAGTCATTTGATTGGTGCGAATGTCACCAATTTGAGCGGTTAAAGCAGCCTGAATGTCTTTAGCTACATTAATATTGTCATACTTTGCCTGGTTAGTAGCGGCTACAGCTTGAGCAGCACTGTTAGTAACAGCATTCATTAGATCACGATTTTGGTCTTGTAGGTCATTAAAGTTGAAACCATTTTGTACGAAATCTTGTGTAGCATACTGTGGATGATAGCCATTGCCACCAAACCACCGTTGCCCCAGCCGCCCATTAGGGCAATAATTGCGAATAGCCAAATCATGCTACCCCAGCCTCCTTCCATACCCCAGCCATTATTATTGCCGGTTAGTAGAGCAACATCAGAAGCAGTTAGTCCTTCATTACCATTCATAAGGGACACCTCTCTAATTTTATTATATATAATAAAAAATCCGCCAAAGCGGATTTTTGGCATAATAAAAGAGCCAGTAATAAATTACTGACTCATTAATTCACGCATAAATTCTGCGGGATCAACACCTTTTTGTTTTGCTAATGACATAAAAGCTGTTTGAAGATTTCCTCCATTTTGTTTGATTAACTCTAATGCTGGTTTAACATTAGGGTTATTCATAAGCATTTGATTCATCATAGCTTGTGGATTTCTTAAACTCATTAGCTGTTGTAGTGCTTGTTTAGCCTGCTGTATTTGAGGTTTCGTCAAATTGTTCATTGCGGGTATTTGACTTCCGCTGTTTATTTGCTCCATTATAGGATTTGGCATACATCTTTTCCTCCAATGCTGCTAGTCGTTGTTCAAGAGAATTTAAATCAACTGGCGGGGCTGGTTGAAATGGCGTAATGGTATATGGGGTTATTGTTTTGTAACCCGCGCCATCTGTCTGTACAAACCAGACCAGAGGATCATTTTCATCTAATAATAGAACTTTACTGTTAGGCGCCATTTGAAAAGCGTCTGCACCATTTTGGCCCTTAACCTTAATGATGTCATAATGAGGAAAACTATTTACACTCATACGAGATAAATAATCTTGTTGTGACATAGTATTCATTCCACTCATCATGCCCATTAGGTTATTATTATTCATCATACCATTATAACTATTCATATGTGGTCCTCCGAATATAAATATCCTTCATTGAAAGTGTATGAGAATTAGAAAGTAATCAGCCCGTTTTCTTCTTACTATAAATAAAAAAGAGTAAGGTCAAACCTTACTCTTCTTCACTATACTTGCGGCCGCAAGATGGACAATAACTACATACTCGCATGTTATTTGCCGCATCTAAAAAGAATAGTTCCTTTTCCTTCTTTCTCTTTTTGTCCCAGCAAAAACCACAACCAAATTCTTCTTCAATCTTTACTGGGGTCGGTTCTTGTGAAGCCTTATAAGATTCTTCGTCGTAAAATTTCATATTGTTCCTCTTTAATATTTATTAGCGGAGACTAAAGCAATTAAAATAATACCCACCATTGTTCCTAAAAAGAATGCACCTAATAGCCACCATGCGCTTACCATACGATTACTCCAGCTCCGTTTCTAAGGCGATCAAATTCCTTTTTAGAAATCCAGCGAATAATATCAAAGGTACGCTTGGAATAGGTATTATTAATATTGATTTCCTCCGCGTCTAAAACGCCAATCTTTACTTTCATAGCAATTAAAGGCGTTTCATTTTCATCATACATATTGACTACCATCGTATCAAGAATAATCCAGTTGTCAATATCATAAAAATTAGGATGCAAGTTTGTCATTCTCCTTTCCCCTTTCTGATAATATTATATCAGAATTTTAGATAAAAGTCAAATATTTATCTTGGTAAACCATAATCAATTATACGCAAACCGAAAATAGGATGAAAGCCAATATTAGAAGGATTATATATAATATCTTCTTCATTTAAATCTAAATAATTACATATTTCAGGTATGGCTCTAAAAAATGTCATAAAATCTTTTATATGTAATTGATTTATTTGAGCGCCCATTAAAATAAGATTTTCCTGATTATTATGGGCGCTTACTACCTTTTCATCTAATATTGGAATAAATCTAGGAAAATATAAAGTGGGAGTATTTGAATACTGATCCCAACCTGTTCCTATAATAGGCGCTAAATATTTTCGTATATCTTCTGGACTAGTAAACCAAGAATACCATTCATTATATTGTTGTTCAATTGCCGTTTTTATTTCTGGCTTTATATCGTTAGATAAATTTAATATTGGATCATTTTCATATTCATCAAAAGTGGGAAGCCTAATATTGATAAATACACTATCAGAAGGGACAATCTTTTGAACATATTCTTCACTGTTTAGGTATGGAAGAATTATACGACTCCCCATTACTTTTCCTCTGGCTCACCGATAAGTGAAGCAATCTTCTTATGACGACGATTAGTATTGATTTCAAGCTTCTTACCATAACTATTAATAGAATCCATAGCCTGATTTAGCCAATTATCAATAGTATTAACATATAGATTCGCGCGCTTAAAAAAGCTATTCTGAATCTTGTCCTTCGCACGAGTAAAAGCAATTAGCTTACCAGTTTCAACAGAAAACTCGTCCTCTGGATTACAAGAAGCGATACCCACAAACTTGTTAGGCATCTTTAGTCTTGGATATAGACGAGAAGTGCGACAAGAGTCCCAAGTTCTACCAACATTATCACAATCAGGTCTAATCTTCAAGTTCTTATCAGCATAGTCAATAAATAGATGAGAAGTATGGTCAATAATACAAATCACCTTGCGCGCATCCTCATTAACAATAAATTGAGCCTTGTCCTTAGTAATGTTAATCTTCATAATTTATTATCTCCTTTTCTTTTCTTTATTTATATTATAATATAATTTTAATTAAAAGTCAATGTTTAAGTCGCCAGAGTATAACATTATAATCATTTAATTCTTCTTCAATAATAGAATAAATAATCTCCCATTCGCCGCCACCAAGACCCGCACCAATACCATATGGCATATTAATTGTTATATTATTTAAATGTAATCCTTTAATTTCACGCTTAATTGCGTCACAACATTCGCGAAAGGCAGCATAATCTGTATTACAATTATATACACTCCAACTATCCTGCGCGAACATACAGCACGTCCATTTACCGTCATTTTCTGCACGCATTAATATTGTACCAAGTAATTCATCAGATATAAAATCATGACATAAACTTTGATATTGCTGAAAAGCAAACGGATATAATTCTTTAAAAGTTTTAGCAACGCCTCGTCCCATATTACCTCTACAATTTACTTGATGACATATAATACCGGTTGGCGCTGAAAATAAATTCCCTTCTACTATTTTAATCATGTAAATTCCCTCATAACAATAATATTTGGATGATTACTGCGATAAATAGAATTTGTAGTATATACTTTTGTAATTAAATTTGGAATATCCATTAATGATTGGCCATTAATATGCGGTTGAAGTACAGTATTTTCGCAATGCGATGCCCATACATAAATATTATTGCATCCCATTTCTTTTAATTGTTTTGCCGCAAGATAAAGCGTACTTCCGCGAGAAATAATATCATCTACAATAAGAATATCATGCCCGGCAATCATATGCTTTGCGCCCAATACTTGAAGAGAATTTATTTTTTGTGTAGACCATTCTCTTTCCTTCACTCCAAAAGCAAAATAAGTGTCTCCAATAATATCCTTATACCTCTTTTGTGCGCCTTCATCAGTGAAAAATAAGGTTGCTTCTGGATATGTATTAAGTAAATATTGAATTTCTCGCTCTGGTTTTTGTACTCGTACATTATTTAGTAATGCGGGAGTAACATTGGAATGTGGGTCATATATCTTTACTTGATTAAAATGAAGCGAATTAATAAATTCACAAAAATACTTTAGAGTAAAACATTCTTCATTTTCTTTGCATCTATCCATTCTTGCGTGCGGACAATATGGCATTTCAAGTATTAACCGTGACATTTCGGATTTTTCTCGCAAGTGATTTACAAGAAAAAATAAATCCGCCATTTCTTCATCGGAATCATAAAGCCAAAGAATTACACATACGCCAACTAATGAACGAGGCGCATATCGTAGTCGTAAAGTTCCATCGTTAAATTTCTTAAACTGAACTTCTTCTCCATCTACCTTAATCATATTCCCTCACAAAATTTTCAAATTCTTGCTTACGTTCTGTAAGTGTTTTTAAAGTACAAACTGTTTCATAAGCATATTCACGCTTTATGAATATGAAATACCAATCTGGCCCGCGAAAATCACCATTTTCAATAGTGACTATGCTTTCACAACTAGAAAGCGCGACTTTCCAGTAATTTTTTATTAGTTCTAATTCTTGCTCATTATGAATTTTTGCCGCATATTTTCCTATGTGGTCATTCATCAAAACTTCTTTGGTTTTTAAAGTCGCATCTACTTCTTTGCTCAAACGGTCAAACTCATAAAAATCACAATGAACATGATAACCCAAAATATTCATATTATAAATCCTTCTTGTTCGGTATATTAAAACGTTTTGCGTTTTCTAGCGAAATAGGAGTACTTAACCATTCAAGGAAATTAGTTGCATCATGATTATTTTTAAACCCTTCATAATGATTATAAATGCTATGTAGCCATTCATTCCAAGTAGGAAGTTCCGGATGCTTTTGTGCCCATTCATAAACAAGCTGTACTGCTTTTTCGGGATATTCACTATCAATATCATCACAGCTGCTTTTATGATTCGGAGTAATTAAAATTAGAAAAAACGGGCAATCTGCACAATCTTTTTGTACTGAGCCCTCATATTCACACATACGAGACTTTTGCCGCAAATATTCTACTGCGTCCATAGCTATTGTAGTTTCTGTCTTTTTTCGCTTTTCTGGATAAAAATCACATTTTGATTCATCTCCGCCACATTGACATATTTCTCTTTCTTTTGTGCCATAACAACGTGGTATATAACCTCCAAGGCCATCAATATCTCTTATATAACTATTACATTTATTCATTAATTATTTCTCCCATACGCTCTTGATAAGTAAATTCTTTATTACATTCCATACACTCACAAGTATGAGTAGTAATATTTCTATCAGGATTAATATTTACTCCATTTTTATAAATGGGTGGACAATACATTGCGGTTGTTACACTATATTTTATCTTATAATAGCTTTTGCCGCAATATGGACATTTAATCATTATATCCATTTTTAATCTCCTCATAAGTTCTAGTAATGTAGAAAGGGCACTCTCGTTCTTCTACAATAGGACGATTCTCCCATCGTTCCATAAAAGCAGTTATTCCGCCTGCGAGAATAATAGTTCCACCGACACAACAAATTAACTTTAATAGAAATAGCATATTATTTTCTCCTTTTCTTTTTCTATATCTATTATACCAAAAAATAAAAAGGAAGTCAAGAATTAATCTTGACTTCCTTCACTTATTAATTGCCATGCTAAAGGAAAATCAATGGGGTTCCAGTTATTATCATTTATTAAACTTTCATAAATATATTCTCCCATTTTTATTTTATCACCCTGAGAGTATGGCGTGCGTGTTTCATCCCAAGATTCAATAAAATCAGCAGGACATTCAATTGCGGTAAAGTTAACTAAATCCTGATCAGGAGAAACACTAGATTGTATTTGATTATTTACTTTATAAATAGTATTATTGTATACAACTTTATCATTTATAAAATAAGAAGTATTAGGAGCCCAAGTTGGAATTAAGAAACGAATTTGATAAATATTATTATCTGATACATTTCTAATCATTTGAATAAAAAATTCATGGGCTTTTTGTACTTGTTCTTGTGTTATATTATAAAAATTAATAAGAAAATAATTGTTAAAATATTCTTTTGAAGCGGTTGGAGATTTAATAGCAATATTAGATTCTATAATTCTTGCTATTTCTTCTTGATTATTAGAAAGATAAGATTCATAATATCTTCCATCTAATTGTATATAAAAATGTTTATTTGAATAAATTTTTGTAACAGCCTCTGTCATACCAGAGGTTTGATAACTTTCATAAACTAGCATGGTGATACCTCCTTTATGTACAGAAACCAAAAATAATATATGGATTTGACGCACTATTACCAATTGCAGTTACAGTTGAATTAGAGTATTGAATTGTATCTAAATAACTCGCAGTAGAACTGCTATAATCACGAGTAACTATACCATTTATTGGGCGAATATTGGTTTCACCCAATTTATAGTCATTTCTATTACCGGTACTGAAATAACTATAACGTTTAGACTGCGTACTATCGTGAATAGTTATACCCACTTCCGCGTCAGAGGGTATCCAAATTTTTTCTTCTGTTGTAACAGTGGTGCTCGTATCACCGTCGTATCCAAAACTTTCTTTTTGAACCGTTTTAATACCGTTTCTTATTGGTTCATCTATTTTTAAATATAATTCATCTAAAAAAGTTTTTATAGCCGATGGTGCTTTATAATAATTACGATCTATCCCGGTAGTTAAAGCAGAGCAGGGTATAGTATTAAAATATGTAATTGTTTTACTCATCCAGGTTAATCGTACAGGATTACCATTGGTATTAATATCTTTATTTATATCTACAATGACCATTTGAGTAGGAATACCATCAATTTTTATAGTTTTTGTAGCGCCGATTTTATAAATACTTATATCAAAACCAGAGGCAGAATTACAATCATCAATAATATTTTTCCAAGTTTTAATATCATCACTGATACTATCCTTATCCAAGGCTTTATCATTTTCATAATCTATTAAAGGTTTAATAGAAGATGCATATGCACTCCAACTAGTATCAGCTTTATAATCTTCTAATAGCTCTTCTGGCACATAAATAAATCCATTTCCTGAACCAATAGGAGTACTAGCCAATCCAGTAGTTACAGCGCGGTTTGGAATTAGAACATATGGATTATATAGTCGTAAAAATTTTAAACTATAATTATTTCTAAACCAAAGGCCATTAAACCAGTCTGCATTCGAGTTATGATTTAAAATATTTGCGTTCTTTCCTATGGCCACATCACGTAGCCAGTAATTGTTCTGGAAACTAGCTTGCATAGACTGCGATTCAGTTGGAGAAACCGTGCTATTAGGTATTGGGTTGCGAGCGCCCATTAAATTTGGTAAATCTAATGATTCTAGTTTGGTATTATGAAGAAATTGTATATAAAATTCACTATGGTCATGTAAAAAACCATATTGACTTTCTATATATTGCAAACTCTCTAAATCAATTTCTTCCAATTTATCATTACCTATAAAGCCAATTTGTTGCTGAACATTTGGAAATTTAATAGATTTTGCATTTGTATCTAATAATACTATTCCATTATAGTTGGCTCTAGGATTGTCATCTATACTAATTAATTCGGGTATATTAATTTCAGTTAAATTAGAGGACTTTGAAAAAAAGTCCTCTAATTTGTTTAAACTAGTAATTGGGTCGTGTATCATGCATTATTCGCCTCCTCAATAAGGCTATTTACTGTAGCTTGATTACCTTCGGTAATTGGTACAATACGCTCTTTTGCCGTATTTATTAAATATGTAGGAATAGAATAGTTATTTGCATTTGTAGAATTATAAATATCATCATAAATTGTTGAATTGACATAAAGAGTATTGGAACTATTTAAGAAGTTATCAAAACTTCCTATGGCGTCTGTAGCATTAATAATTGGTAGTGTAGCATTAGGTGTTATAATAATACAATTTGTTACTCTATAGAAGCAGCTACTATCTACTATTATATGACCAGTATTATTAAAAATAATAATAGCATTATTTATACCATAAAAACAATGGTCACCTAAAGTAATATCACCATTACCATTAAAAATAAGATAATTCCGAATATTATTATCAGTAAAATTAGCGAAACAATATCTTCCAATCGTTGTCGCGGTTGTTTCTAATTTTACAAAATTAGTATTATGATAAAATGCACCGTCATTAATTGAAGAAATATTATTTAACGTACATTTAGTTAACTTATTTAAGAAATAATTAGTATAATAATCATCTGTTTTATAATAAGTCAACAAAATATCTTGATCACCAGTGACTCGTAAATTAAAATTAGAGTCAATGCGTGGATTCCAGCCCAAGAATTGATATTTACGTTCATCTATTGGTACGTTTAATTCATTACTTCCATCCGCGGCTAAAACATTTATAGCTGGTTTATATTGTTCCAAGGCGCTTGCTGTGATTGTATTCCCAACGGTTGTTCCTGCAATTACTGTACGTCGTAATACAGCTATGGGGTCGCCAACTTTTTCTCCATTAATATTTGTATTATATACAGAAATATTATACACAGTTGGTTCATCATGATTATAAACGGCATACCACGCTTCTACCTGAGCTTGTTTATTTACAATATTGATAGTAGCATAAACACTTGCACGTTCATCGTCATTAGGATAATTTTCCGGTATATTGGAATCGCTTGTCCAATGCTTTAGTTTATAAGTATAATAATCCTTAATGAAATTATTAATAGTAATACCAGTAATTTCTTCACCCGCGGCTAGATAGGTATAAATAATTTTGGGTTGTACATTTTCATCTAAATAATGGTATTCCATTCTATACTCATCGCGCGGTATTGGTCGTACTTCCAACAAATCACTTTGAATATTTATTGGTGCAGGATTCCATCCACCAAATCCAATTCGTGTTGGATGTTCTGATTTATTTTCTTCAGTTAAACCATTATAATTATCCAAATATTTATCAGTAAAGTATGAAGTTGGACCCTCTATACTAGTACCTTTTACAACACTACTTATTCCAATTAATTCTCTATTAAATCCATAGAAATAAACATTATAATATTCATCATATCCATCTTCTGTTTTTCCATAAATCTTAAAATCAAACTTTGCGGTAATATCACTTGCTGTGAAGTTTGCGGGTAAAGCGGTTTCAAGATAAATAGTACAATTTTTAACACTAGCATTTATTTTATCTAACTGATCAAAAAATTCTTTAAAATCATTGCCAGACATAACAAATATTTGATTACTTAATGAACAATTAGTAATATTATCATTATCTGTAATAATTTCAGGAATATTTAATGATGTTTTTACTGATTTTACTATAGGTTTATTATCTTCATCATATTCATAAGTATAATCAACTAAACCAACATTATCTAATACTACTGAAGTAATATTACTATAATCATTATTTCCATTAAAGAGAACTTCGTGCTTACTATCAGTAATCTCGTCTGCCGGTAAAAATGCTCCTATAATTAAATTCTCTAAATAAGGCTGATTTATAATTCTAATAGTATTAATAGTTGTAGGGTACTGAATAGTTTTTAATACGCCGCCTTGTGGTAAATTGACATTTGTAATTTGAGTGCCACTTAAATAAATGTATTCCAAATTATAACATTCATTCACAGATAAGTCTGCTGTATAAGCAGCATAATTACGCAAATCAAATAATCTTAATAGTTTGTTACCAGATAAAGAAATAGAAGTCAAACGAGTATTAGTTATATTAGCACTTCCTAGACGCAATGTTTGAAGTCTAGTTGCTCTAGTAAAATCAACATTTAACAAGTCTAATGATGCTAAGTTTTCAATTGAACTAATTCTAGAAGCTGGTGAGACGCTAGACTCTACACGGTCTGAACCTCCTTCTCCTGTAGCATTACGTTCAATTATTCCTGACTGTCCGGCCGCTAAACGAATAGTAGTAGGAGCGCTATCTTGTGCACCAACTTTAAATGTTACATAAGCGTCTGCATAAACAGATACTGGAATATGTAATAGGCCACTTCGCGCACCTAAAGAGATAAAATCTGTATTAGCGTCTATTGCATACTTGCTATTAAAATATTTAAATCTATTTTCTAGCCACCATTTACGTTGTTCTGTTTTAAGACCTAACAACATAGGAAGTGCACGAGTATCACGAGTTAAAGGCTGATTATTTGCGTCATATGCAGTAATCCAGTCAATATATTTTGCATCCATATCTTCATTAACGACTGTTTCAGACCACACCCCTTGGTGTGCTTCAAAACTATTTTCAAGAGAAGTATATGAAATATTAGTTTGAAATCGTGTATACATACTCTGAATTTCAGATGGAAATACTTGTGTAAAAGCTACCCATAATTTTGATTGTTGTCCATTAAATATTGGTGAGCCGTTTGGCTGCAAATCTCCTGTTTCATAATGATAATCAAAAGTATAAACGCCTACATTATTAGTACCTATAGCAGTATCCATATCATAAGGTAAACTAAACCATCCAGTATACGTATCGCGTGTAGAGGTTGAAGAAGCAAGTTCAACTACATTACTATCATATGCATTATGCCAGCTAGAGCTGTTAGGTCTGGTACTACTAACCTTATAGCGAGTTAAAAACATATTTTTCGCGCGGTTATCAACCATAAGGAAAAATTCTGTAAATACATAAAAGAATGTAATTAAATTCATATTAAAGTATTGTTTAAATTCTCGTTTAAATGCTTCTTCTTCTGCTGTTTTACCTGTGCGCGCGGCATTTGCAATATCTTCAGAAGTTGTAGTAATATTAAAATGTACACTAGATTTGGTATTATCATCCCATATTACTTTGCTACTTACCCAATGGACCATTTCACGCAAACCAGCTAAACGATCAGCAATCTGTTCGTCAGTATATGGATCTTCTTTTTTTGTCAGACTATCATCATCATCTGGGAAACGTGTTTCAAAAGCTGTACGCCAATTTTCCCAAGTTGGATCTTCTGATTCATCAAAGAAACATAATAATTTTTCATTATTACCTACTTCCCAACTTTCATCACCGTCTTTAAATCCATACACTTCTTCTGTGCCTTTATCATTGTTAAAATTATATTTTCCTAAGAAAATATATTGTTTGGTTTTATTATTAAAATACCAAACAACCATTGGATAGCCATCAACGCCTTGGCGGATATTAGGATTATCACCTTGTGGTGGAGTCAATTCTATTCCTTTTACTATATCATTATATAATTTTACCAATTGTACATTATTTGCACTTTCAGAAGAAGCTACATCAGCTTTTATACAAAAAGTAAAAGTTGGAATAGAAGTGTCAATTAATTTATATCCTTCATCAGTATAACCCTCTTTTAATTCAGTATAAGTATTATCTGTATAATATTCATCTTTATTTGCAGATTTTGCAGGCTTTTTAACGTGGGTTATTCCATTTTGTCGGAAAACATTTAATTTAATTTTATAATTTTTTCTTTTATATTCTTGAGAAGAAGTACCCTGAAGAGCAACTCCAACTGAGCCACCTTCAAAGTTGGTTGTAAAACTTTTTGTACTATCTAAAGGATCAATATATTCTACTACGATTTGTTTATCTTCAGTAGAAAATGTGCCTGCTGCTTTAGTAGTAGGCATTGCATTTAGACCATCTTCATTATTCCAGTCGCCTTCTCCAGTGATAATCATATAAGGAGTGTTAGGAGAAGCTAAAGTAAAGGCGTTATCTGTCATCGTAATACGGCCCTGATTCGCACCATAGTTATTACGATTAAAATAATTTATTTTATTCTGATAAATATCTTCATTAGCAATCCAATTTTTAATAACTTCTGGGAATGTTAATGGTCTATTGTAAAAACGAATAGAATAAATATCTAAGGTACATTTTTCTGATCCGATTTGAATAACGCCTTTAGAAATATCTGCAAAATTTAAGGCTGTTGTTTCATATATAGTGGCCGCGGATAAAATACCATTTATATATATTTTAAATAATTGATATAAAGGACCGTTATCACTATTTTCTACAACAATAGTAATAGTTAAGCGTTCTTCTTCTTTAAATTGAGTTTTTAATTCAGTTGTATTATTAATAGTTAATCCTTGAGGTGTAAAAATAATAGATTTACTTTGCGCGTTATCCTGCTCAAAGCAAGAAATAATTGGCGCTGTATAATCAGTAACGTTAGAAGTTTGAAAATCAATTTCAAAAGTCATACCATCTAAAATTTTACCATTAGAAATAGAAAAATTAAACACAGGTAAATTAATATTGACTTTATCACGGTTACGCAATCTTAAAAAGTTATGACCATTTGCGTTACGAAGCCAACCATCATAATTATTTTCACTATAAAATAAGAAATTATTATTTAATGTTCCATAATACTGCTTATAAGGATCGTCATTTTCTAGTACAGCGGTATTAGTCCATTGTATTAAATCAGAATTATTTCCTACATTTGTTCTACCTTCAGCATCTAATTTTACTTTTAATCCTTCATCTACAATAGAAAAATCATAGGCGGTGCTTGTAATAACTTCTAATTGAAGAATTTTTTCCACGCCATTAGCTTCAATACGAATGGTTAACGTGCCACCGGCTTGAGTTACAGGATATTCAAAAGTATTATGTTCTGCCGGAACTCTATAAGGAATTGGCGTTGCTGAATCATTAATATAAAAATTAACTAAAGTAGTTTCCATATTTGGAGTTACTACTAAATAATCAAATCTAAGAACATTATATTGTTCTATAGATGTTTGTGTAAGATTAGTAACGATTCGTGTATTATTACTTTCACCGCAAAGTATGCCATAAGATAAAACATTAGATGTAAGTGTTGAATTTAAACCATTATTTGTAATACTAGCAGTAAACCAAATCTTTAATATATGATCTCCCGCAGCAGGAATTGCGAAAGTAACACTACGTAAAGATTCAGAAGTGCTTACATTACCTGTTAAAGTAATATCATTATCATCTATTTGTATATGTAAAGTTTTTTCTACTGTTGTAGAGCCAATCGCCGCAACATAAGGAAAATTAATAGTAGAACCTGTTTGGATTATATTATGATTAAAAGTAGAAGTTAAAACTGCATTATAAACAGTAATAGTATCATATAATGTGCGCTGACGTACCGCGGGATTACTCACTAATAGAACAAATGAATTATTACCAGTAGAAGTTATATATTGTCCTAAATTCAATGTAAAATTAGTATTAGACATAATATATATAGTATCAACGACTATATTATTTAAACGAACGGTTAAAACTCCATTCAAAGATTGTGGTGTATTATTTTGTGTAACCTGCCAAATAAAATTAGCTTCATAAGTATTACCTAAAGTAATAATTTTATTTACTGGGAAGATTGGAAGTTGTCCTTGCGGTATGATATTAGCATCTAATTCATATTCAATGCCACCGCCACCTCCCATTTTAGGTAACAAGACATAATCAATTTTTGTATCTGATTGAATATCTTCTTCTGATTGAGCTACGTCTTGAGTACGATCTTTTTTAAGCGCCAAATACGTATTCCCACTGTCTTGATAAGTAACAATATCAGAACCGCTATATTTTGTATTAATAGATTCAATGGCAGTATCATATGTATCAACTTTAGTAGATAATTTGCGAATATTTTGTGTATTTTCGCCTACTGTTGTTGTTAATCCCGCTAATTGAACAGGAACAGAACCATTTGCACCATTATAAAAATCATTATATAAAGTAGGGTAACTATTAGTAAGAGAAAATTCATTTAAATCGGGTTTGCCATATCTCGCAATTATTTTTTTACTAGAATCATTTGGGTCTTGTTCAAAAGTATAACCATATAGCAATGTAAGCGCAGTATTCACATCTCCAACCAAATCAGAAGTGCTACCGGTGGTACCACCTTCCATACCTAATACACCTTTTATAGCATCAATTTGTGCTTGTATAGGAGATAAATCTACTGTAGCGGTTTCTAAATCATTTAAACGAGTAGTAATCGTTTTTTGATAATTTGTTATAGTCCCATTATTATAATAATATGTACCAACTAAAGATTGAATATCATTAATTGAAGACTGAATATTACTATCAGATGTTTCCAATGCTGCGACACGTGAGGTTAAAGTACCACTTCCTGAGCCATTACCTACTTGTGTTTCTAAATTAGTTAAACGAGCTCCAACTGTTTTAGTATTATCAGAATTATAGGTGCTTATAGCAGTACCGAGCACATTTTTTATACTAGTAATATTAGCATTTATAGTATTTATTCCTAAAGCGGCGATTTGGGCAGAAACCCACGCTTTAAAAGAAGAATACCCCTCATTATAAACATTACTATTTTCACCATAAATATCTTTTATTTTTACAAATGAATTGATAGTAGTGTTAAAATCAGATAGCTGTTCGTTTATAGATGTTTGTGCCGCGTTTAATTCTTGTTGGATAGCATTTCGTGCAGCAGTCAAACTGTCACTGATATTTGAAGTTACACGAGCAATTATTCCTTCTTCATCAATATTTGCAGTACGAGCATCTAAACTATGTATGGAATCAACCATATCAAGCATTTCATTTCTTAATTTTTGTATATAAGTTCTATTATCAAAAATGCCTTCTTCAGCATGGTCAAGCGCTGCTTCTGTAATAATGTCGCCATCATTCCAATTTTTTAAATCGTAATTTTCTACGGCATCATTTAAAGTCCAATTTGCATTTACAGCCATTTTATCACCCCTCCTTCACGGGTAAAATAAAAAGAAGAAAGTTTATACTTTCTTCTACCAAGGGTTATCGTAAGGCACCGTGAGCCAAATACGATAGATTTTATTATTTAAACGTTCTTTAAAATCTTGCGGATGCGCCAATATTTCATTTTGAAGAATTGAATATCTTTCATATTCTTTATTATATTTTTGATATTCAATTACATAAAATAAGGCTTCTCTATTTAATCCGCCATATTGTAAAAAGCTATTATAATCACTTATAAATGAAGCCATTATGCTCCCTCCAAATTACGCTTTTCCCGCTCAAGTGCGGCAATAAGCTTCATATTCATAGCCTCTCCGCGGGCCTTCATAAGATTGATACGATAATTAATCAGTGCAATTGTAGTTTCCTTACTATATACCATATTCCTTTTCCTCCTTAATCCCATAGGCAATCAAAATGTTTTCCTAACTCATGAAATGTATTTTCTATTAAGACTTGCCGCTCTTTGGAAATTTCTTCCATTCTAGCAAAGTAAAGTTCTTTGATTTCATTATAATGATCGCTTTTATTATAGCTAATCATCTTATGACCCAAATCGTCAATAACTTCTACACGCGCTTCTTTAGATACATTATCCCATTCTTCCGCAAACTCATTTTTAGTAGTATACCAAAAATCTTCATCATTGAAAGTTTCTATGACATCCGCTACACTATGAAGCCAATCATGCCATTTTTCAGGTGTCTCAAAAGGTTCGCTCCCTGGATAAGCGCTACCATAGTCTGCCATATGGCGAAGCATCGACGGCAGCACTAAACAAAACCAAGTATTAATATTCCATACATCAGTATAGCAATAGCCTTTTGTCGCGCGCATCCAAGCAGCCTTTAAATTTATAGCAACTTCTTTAAAAAATTTAATAGGATGTCTAAAATAATAAGATGGACGAAACCAAAGTTTAAAAACATTATTCATTTCTTATTTCTCCAAATTCGGTATCAACTTCTTCTGCTAGCTTGCGGCCGCAAACAGGACAATAATTTATTTCAATTTCGCCATCAATATCAGCATAGCCAAAATATCCACCATCCAAAGAACCCCAAATTTCAATATAGGGATTGCCTCGTCTAGTTTCAATGGCCGCGCGCAAGCCTAGATCAGAATAAACATTAAAACTTTCATTATTTTCACAATATTTACACATATTATATTCTACTCCCATCTAATTGTTTTAAATATCTTACATATCCTTCTGCTTCTTCTATTGTATCATAAACGCAATAGTTATCAAAATCATCATCAATACTTTTATCAAAAACAGGTTTGCCCCATTCAAATTTAGTTATTGCCCTAATACAATATTCTTGTCCATGAATTTTAAAAATAGAAACAACATTTTCATTCCGAGCGAATTTATTGTATAAATCAATGATGTAGCCTATTGAGATGTCTTGCGAAGGCTTCCTCATCTTCGTAATCTTCAAACTCCAAGAACACATGATTTTCAATCCACTCTGTATAAATGTCGTCATATTGTGCCTTTCTCACACTAATTCCTCCTTTAAAATCCACTGAATTTATAAACTAGAATATTACCATTTTTATGACTTACTTCCATCCAATAACGATGGCGCATAGCCCACGCTTCTGCTTGTTTAATCTCATCTTCTTTAAGAGGATAATAAAAACTAGTTTTTCCTAATTCTTTCATTTCTTCTACACGCATATCAAGAGAATAATGAAGGGCTGGTATAGAATTTTTCTTTTTAAATAAAGTCATAGTTCTTTCTTCAAATGTCCTTTCACAAGATTTTTCATACAATTTGCTAAGTCATTATCCCAAGATGAAATTAATTCTTGCTCTAATTTTGAATGTAAAATTTTATAATAATCACGACTAACAGTAGCAAAATGTTTCATATCCCCAAAAGTAGCAAAAATAGCCTCTTTTGTAGGAAGTTCTTTTTCTTCATTAAAACGAAGTTCGCGAGCGTCAGTAAATACTTGCTTTTCTCCCCAAGTTGTGCTATCCATAATAAAGTCATGCTCTACTAGAAAATAACAAAGATTGGTAAGATACAGAGCGCGCGAAGCAGATTTGCGATTGACCCCATAGCGGTCAAGTGAGTTCTTAATCATTCCCTCAACCGTAACAATAAACTTATCCCAAACTGAAAAAATATATCCTTCTCTGTATGCCTTCCGCACCTTATTGAGATAGAAATCAAAATAAGGGTCTTTTACTTCGCTATGCTGTGAAAAGAGAAGTTCAATAGCATTGATATTACCATTACGAACATTCTTATCAAAAGTAAGAACACTCATGACATTATAATGTTCGCTATCATACTTTTCAGGCAAATCATTCTTATCTACTTTATGGTAAGTATAAAAATCTTCAAATTCAGGCATCATAATAACTTTGTAGTCGTAATCAGATTCAGGGCCATCCAATCTGTAATTCTGGGAACCGTAACATATTTTTGCGACTTCCTTCATTTTATTTTCCTTTCTTATAGAATCTTTCTTCTACATATCCTTCCGCATCAGTATAACAAACTGTTCTTATGCCTAAATCGCGCAAAAGTTTTTCACAGCCGGGACAACACTTCGCGAGAGCCATTTGTCCATTTTTATGTTCTCTATAAATATAAACCACTACGTCTTTGAAATCAATATCCAAATAACGAATCTTTCTATAAAGATTGGTTTCGGCGTGCGCGCGGGCGGGTTTCAGCATTATATCGCTTTTATCTTCTATACGATAGCGGTTATAATAATATTGAGTAGTGTTGGTTTTTGAAGTATTGTGCGCGCGAGCAAGTATAAATTTATCCTTATATACCGCCAATGCGCCCAAGTGCGCTCCATGATAATCAGACAAGTGACTTTCTTTTTTAGCTTCTTCAAAAAACCGCTCTTTCACTAAATATTTTCTCCCTTCCTTTGATATAATTATTATATCATAAATTTAAGAGTTAGTCAAATATTGACTAACTCATTTATATATTCTGGATGTTCTTGAAAGGAAGGGATAACCATTACTACTTTCCAACGTTTACGAGGGACTTCAATTTTAGTACCATCTGGCCGCGTAAAAGTTTCTACACATTCATGTTTACGCACGCAAACGCCTTTGCGATAGAAAGAAAGAATAAAATTCCAATCAACCTTATGTTGTTCTTGCATCATTTGCTTGCGTTCTTCTGTTGATTTGCCTTCAAGCTCTTTATCAGAAAACAATGTGCGCGCAACCATACTTACAGCATTACGCTCACAATCTTTTTGCCGCCAAAGAAAATAGTTATTTACTTCTTCTTTGGGGAGCACAAAAGCACGACAATCAAACACAGCTAATTTACTTTCCTGTGCCTTATAATGTGCTTCAATCCATTCTGGAATAATAAAATCATTTTCTTCGCAATCTTCAATAAAGTCTTTAATCGCCAGTTCATGTGCCTTGTAGAAAAACACAGAAGCCATACTTGCGGCGACACTACACATTTTTTGTAGATTTTTGCCAAACCAAGGCTCGGTTTCAAGAGCATCATAATCTGTTAGAAGAATAGAGATTTCATCGCTCTGAACATAAGCCATCTTCGCGCCAGAAATATTTTGACAAAGCTGTTTTGCCGTATCCCACATGGCCTCCATAAATACACGATCAAAAGGCTTATTAAAACCCTTTGTATAACTATGAAAAGCCTTACCATCCAGTCGCAAAATACAAGGCATCCTTCTTGGAAGATAAAAACGATTTACATTCTCATACGCCTTAAAGCGGTCGCCCATTTTATCAATCATAATTTTATCCTTTCTTAATAATTCTCTTCGTTGTAAGTATTGCTATAACCATCGTGATAACCAGAATAATCAAGCAGTATATAATGACCGTCAATGTCTCCTAGATTATTCTGATGAAGGTCATTTACATTTTTACGTAAAAGAAAATCGGTAATACGATGATATTCTTCTTCACCATATTGACGAATAAAATCCACTGCAACAATAAGATTCTCATTACGCATAGGACTATAAATTTTTTGGGCCTTATTTATATATTCGTTGTCATCATAAGTGCCCGCGATACCCATAGGACGATGTGGCTTCGCCTTTGGATAGGCATAAAGCGGCACGGAGATAGTAATATCATGAATATCACCAAAATCATCTTCGTGTTCCATAAAATCTTGTTCAAATTCACGCCAATCATAGCCATACCAATTTATATGACGAGAAATTTCATCATAATCATAAAAATGAATGATTCTGGTATAAGTACCTAAATAGACACATTCAGCAAAATACTGATTGAGATTCTCGCGGCTAGCTTCATTATAGATATATTCTTCTCGCTCACAGGCGTAGCCCATAGCATCAGTTTCAACATCAAATTTGACAACATAATCATAGTTGTCATCTACAATGCAACCACGGGTCGCCCCAAATTTGATGTTCAAATTTTCTGGTAAGGCTTCATCATCGTAACTACCATAAAAATCGTCTGACGAGTATGGGGCCTGCCAAAAGGTTTCAAAGAAAAGAGAAGTATCCAGCATGTCATTCAAAATGGAAGAGAAATGCGCGAAAACCTCATTTTTATTCATAAAATGAATATCTCCTTTTTCACTTTCTATAAATATTATAACAGAATTTTTAAGAAAAGTCAATAATTAATTTCTATTAAATTTGTGGTACTAGTATCAATTGTGTAAAACCAATTCACCCAAGGAGAGCGGGCACCATGAGTATTCATGCGATAATCATTATTCCATTTATCTACTTCTTTTATAATTTCTTCCTTATTAAAAGAATCAATATGCTGTATTTTTTGTTCTAATTTATAATAACGTTCTTCATACTCTGCTTGATTAATAGGAGCGGCACAAAGGCTAACGATAAGAAACACTAATGTTAAAAATAGTGCCGTACCGCCAATAATACTAAAAACACATGCTAATATATCTATTAAATCTTCATGCCAAAATTTATTATTACAATATACTAATATTATAGCAGATGCAGTAATAAGAATCAAAACAATAATTAATAACATATTTTCTCCTTATAAATTATCGCAATATTCCTCTCTATCGGTATAGGTAAAACGAGTTACATCAATATCAGTATATCCCTTCTTTGCTAAATTCATACCGAAACGTACAGCATCAATGAAATCATCAGCGGTGAATAAATCACGGCCTATAATGGCATCTTCCGGGCACTCGCATAAATCTCCGACTTGAAATTTTCCTTTAAAATTGTCATGATCCCAACATAAAGTTTGCGAATCAATTCCATCTTTGTAATAATCATAATTTTCTAGTAATCGCATTGGATATTTCATATTATTCTCCTTTATTTAACATAGAATTTATTAAATCTGACATTGAGCAGTTCGTATTTTGAGTTTGCATTATTTGATTTGTAGCCAATGAATAAGGAGTATTTAGTATAGGATTTTCTAATGTAGCGTGTGCTTCTCCCATACCATTAATTATTATATTCAATAATGTTCCACAACATGGGCAAATTACAGTTCCATAATTAGTCATCTTCTAAAAGCCCCGTTCTTCGTATCATATCTTCCCATGAAATAGATGAAGGATATTTCCACCATTCATTATCATAGATGTCATCTGTTCTGCTATTGTCTTTATAAATCCATTCGGACTTAGCTGTACTACTACCACTACTATAAGTTACTCGCCTATCATTACAATACAGACAAAAGGATTGTGTAGGACTATAAACTCTATGACATTTGGGACATTCCCATCCCTGTTGAATAAAACCATAATCAGGATTATACATAATATTCACCTCATAACGGTATAAGTAAGATACCGCAATCAATCATTAGTGCGGCGAACACAATACTTAAAGTACTCCATGTCCACCTATCTTGTTCTAAAAAATAAAGAAAACTAAATATACCACCGGCGACAAAGCACCAAGCAACTATATCAAGAATCATCTTTTACTTCTCCTTCTCCTTCATAATTTTTATCATATTCTATTTCATTTGCATGTTTACATAGTGGACAATATACTAAATTAGCACCATAAATATCACTCTTTTGTATATTAGCTAAAACAGCACCACAGCCTTGACATATAATCATAATGCCAGGGTATTTTTGAGATAAAACTTCCATACTATGCGCGGCCTCCTGGCCAGCTACCATCATGGGTAGAATCATAAATTACAAAGAATATGATAAACAAACATAAAACCAAACTAATAGACATCTACTATATCATCCTCATTACAAAAACTGTCTTCCATTACATCGTAATGCCAGCCATCTTCGCCCTCTGATCGCCATTCGCACCAGCCACTGTACCGCCCAACTTCATCAGGAATATAATCACTAATAAAATAAGGACAGTCGCGGCAAAAGCGAATATTAACAGGAGTGGAATGCGCGAAAAGATACATACTTTCTATCTCACTTACTAATTCGCGCACATCATCTTCACTATAATATTTCATCTTTTATCTTATCCTCATTACAGAAATCTGTGTCATCTACACGGACATAGTAAGGTACGTGTTCATCTGAAAAACGAAGGCACCGACCGTGAATAATACCTGGGTCTGGTTGTATTCCATTTATATCAAATAACGGGCAATCGCGGCAGAAACGAACCTTAATATTTGCGGGAACAGTTTTATCTTCTGTGAGATAAGGTTCGGTTTCATCTATAATATCTAAAATTTTATTTAAACGAGTATCTTTAAGATACTGTTCAAGAATTTCACGGCTATAATATGTCATTATTCATACCTATCCATTTCTTTATTAATCTTTTCTAGTAACTCAGTAAGCATATTTTTCATTCCTAATAAAGTGGGATAATTTGTATGCTTAAACCACTCTGTATTGTTAAAGCATTCTTTAAAGAGATAATAAATACAAGATTCATGTTTGTTCATGTATCAATGGCTCCTTTCATCCGCGTTGTGTAGAATAAGAACTTTCTTCCATAGTTCTTCACCCAAACGCTTTTCCCACGTAGGCGCAGACTGTGAATCGTAGGGACACATATGATAGTTAACTAATTGAATAGATTCTATTGACGCGCCCATATTCATAGCTAAGAATGCTCCATAGTTGTGATGAGAGTAGTAGTGCGCTACTCCATTATCATCATAGGAACGAGTATAAGCCTTACCAATATCATGCAGACAAGCTGCTATACCGATATTAATCCACTCTTTATCGGATAAATGAGAGGCATTGATATTTTTTACGCAAGCATTCAAATGATCGTATAAAGTATGGGTATGATGCGGATTATCTTGCGAACCTACCGCGCGCACGTCATCCCATATTCTCTTTGAAAGTTCCTTTGCATCGTATTCTGCGGGAGTAACAATTTCAATTACATCCCATCCCTCGTTATAAACGGGCATCTGGAAAGAGCGTATCTGCCGCTCAAATAGCCAATCGGGCACCTGGCGCTCGCGCTTCTTATTCCACTCCTTACAAATGGAAAGAGGAGTATTAAATACGACGGCACGGCACTTAACATCAGGAAAACGGCGCTTAATTTGATTCAGAATATGGATACGATATTTCATGCCCAAATTGGTGGCGCAATATACTACAGACTGATTGCGAGAAAGAGCTTCTACCGTGCGCCGATACATCAAATTAAAAACCTTATCAGGGTTCTGTTGATCAGTTTCAGAGCCCCATAATTCCTTGCGGATAAGGTCACTATCCAGTACACAATAACCTTCCTGTGCATTAGCCCAAGTAGACTTGCCAGCGGCAGCGATAGAAACAGTCATAACAAATTCAGTCATTTATCTCCACATGCTCCTTTCTGTATAAAACGTGCATTCTGCTTAAAAATCTTACGCTTGGATTTTGGGACATCAGCGATAAACCAAAGCGAACGAGTAGTAACCAAATGATTATCTTCAAACATTATAGCATAAAAACGTCCGCCCATACCACGAGGTTCATCCTTATCAGAGCCAATCTGATAGAGTTTATTATTTGTAACAAAATATTCATGCTGTCCAGGCACTACATATCTGGCCGCGAGTAAATCCCACCTATGAATGGACCAACAATCTCCTTTGTAGCACGTATAAGTATTGGGCCCCACACAATAATATGGCTCGTTTTCCTTAAATTCGCGGCCGCAAACGCAACAAAATTTGCTCATAATGAATTATCCCCTTTCTCTTTACTATAATTATTATAGCAAAATTTATATGAAAAGTCAAATAAAAAAAGAGTAGGATTTCTCCTACTCATTCGTTACATTTCTCTTATTTAGCTTAATCCAGTTAATTAAACCAATTACAGCCATAATTAAATAAATAGACTTTTTAGTAAGATATACAGGGTCAAAGTGCTGAATATACATAGCAACCGCTACAATATCAGTAATAATCCACCATACATACTGCTCACGGAAACGAAATAGTTCAAGAACAACTGCGATGATACCAATTGCCAAAGTCGCAGCATCAAGCCAAGCTACATTACCGCCAATCTTTACTAGAATAGCATGATAAATAACTGTACCTGCAATAATTGCACCAGTAACAAGAGCATTTTGCCACCAAGTCATCTTTCTACTCTTAGTAAGCTCGCTCTGCTGTTCATCACGATGCCGCGCCCAATACCACCAAGAAATAATATTCATTGGAGCATAGAAGAAAATTTCAAGGAACATTGTACCATAAATCTTCCAATACCAAAGGTAAATAATATAAACAAAAGTGTTAACGCAAGCAAATGCAAAATTGGAAATACTTGCCTTTGCGCACAAGAAAACACAAAATACACCAGCAATAGCACTAATGAAATTAATAACTGTAAGCCAAGGTGGATTCATGCTTCCTGTTGAGTTTATAAAGCCGATAACCATCGCACGTGCTGCGATAAAAATCATAATCGCAGCCATTAACCATTCGTACCACTTCATCGCAGCAAGCGACTTCTTCAAATTTTCAATCTTCATAATTAATATTTTCCTTTCTTAAAATTCACAAAACCATTTTCTTGCTTCTTTTTCTGTCATATTCCGAAGCATAGTTGCGCTGATAGGGTAATTTTCTCTTGGTGGGTCTACTAATACATGTTCGGCCCAAGGATATGCCCGTTTAAAGTAATTATCATAAGCAATCTCACTACTGAAAACCGCGTCTAGTTTGCCACATACATTGAGTACAAGAGGAGTTTCTGCGTCCCAATCTTCTTGGCCATCAATAGTTTTACAATTCGTGACATCAATAAAAACAGGTATCACATGGCTAAATTTAGAACAAACACGATAGACTTCTTCTTTACGGGCTTCTACATTAAGATACTTTCTATCAAGAGTAGTATCATTACGAAGAATCTCTAATTCTTGGTCGCCGCCATAAAACAAGATGCAATAAACTTTATCGCATAAAAGTGACGCAACATTTAAACAAAAGAAATGACCTTTATGAAATGGTATAAATTTTCCACCATACATACCAACTTTGTAATGATGATTACACTGAAAAGCATCTTCCCATTTAATCAAAATATCCTCTCCTTTCTTATATATATCATATCAGAAATTGGAGATTTTGTCAAATATTTTTAGAGTCCAAATCCTGAATAGGTAAAACCTGAAGACGTAATACTTGTTTCTTCGTGTTTAGATGGTTCTGTATTAACTTCATAAATAAGTAAGCCACAAGCACAATGCTCGGTTGCCGCCCATTTTATATCAATAATATCTTCTCGTTCAATTTTATATTTATTGATTAGATATTCAAGTCCAGCGGCATTATCAAAATATTTTACTCTAATCATTTTGTCCTCCAATTAAGTTAATAATTATTTCTGGATATACTTCATAAACACTTATATAATAATATTGTGGTTTATAATCAGCATAAGAAACTGTATTCTTTTGATAATAAATTTTTATTTGACTTCCATCATCTATTGTTAGCCAAATATATTTTACATTATTATAACGTGGTTCAAGTCTATATTCTTGGCCTGGCGCGATAGTAAATAAATCTTTGTTTGCTTGCTCAGAAGAAAATTCAATATAAGCACCATAATCACCTATAACAATCCTATCGTAGCCATTGCAAATTAAAGATCCATTTAAACTATAAAGTGATTTTGTTTTATCAAACGAAAGTAAAAACGCAGGAATAGTATTTGCATAAATATTTTGTGCGATATTACTTAATTTATTAGATAACTTTTTATATTTATATTTATTACTTAATTCATCACTCAAGAATTTCATCGTTTTGCTCCTTATAATTCTCTAACAGCACAACTTCATAATTAGAGAAAAAATAACCACAAAACCAGCAGGTGTCTTTAATCTCCTGCTGTTTCATGCGGCAGTTGCCGCAAATGTAACCTGTCGGCTTTTTTACTAAATGTGTAAACATAATCTTCTATAATAAGAATTGCACGTGTAATCGCAATTTCTTTCTCCTTATTTGGAATTGTTATATCTGTTATCGTATATTTATTCATAATTCTTATTCGCGCAATTACAATGATACTGTTCTTGTGGTGCGGGCACAAGATGTAAACGCTCCTTATAATCAGTGGCCACCTTCATTACATACATTAACCATTCCCAAGGATTTTCTCTTACAGCAACAAGATTTAAAATACGATTATTCGCGCACTCCATGATGTCAAGAAGTTCACTATAATCGGCTTCTTCAATATAGTTTTTAATATTCTTGTTCATCATCATTTTCCTCATAAGTTAAGTAAGTAGTTGTCGCACCATCAGCAGAAACAAAGTTTTTTTCATAGGCAATTGTATCTGCGCTATCAATTATATTTTGCGCTTTTTGTAGTATCGCATATGCAAAATCAAAAATATGGTCAGGGTCATATTGTTCACTCTTATTATTAAGCCAAGTAAATCCATATTCTATCATAGTGTCATGAATCATATTTTCATAATCAAGCGATTCAGCAAATAAATCACAATCGCGGCGATAAATTAACTCTTCATTCATCGTCAACCTCCGGATAATGGTGAGCCACCTCAATACTATGACCGCACTTATCACAAGTATACATATAATCAGTATAATGATTATGGCCAATAGCCTGCTGAAATTTGTAATGTCCGCCGCAATTAGAACAAATACCATTATTCCATATTGTACTACTGGCACAAGAACGCACAATAAATAATACAATTAAAAGAATAATAGCAATAGCAAGAAATTCCCAGTCAAAGGATTTTGAATATTCTCTTCTATAATATGACATTATTCCTCCACAGGCTCATAAGTCTCTTCAAATACATCACGACGACAAGGATATAGTTCTCCCTTTGGTCCGCGAATAATATAACTACCCCAAGGGCAAAGCATTTGTCCTTCAAGTGTTTGGATCATAAATCCTCGATTTTCAATAAAATCAAATAGGACTTCTACTCTATACATAGCCTCACGCAACCAATCAGGCACTTCACTGTGCAACCAATTTTCAACAGTATCCCAATCTCCATTGGCTGGAATTTGAATTGCTTCAACTGGAATAGGCTTCTTTACATATCGCATTTCTTTTTCCACCACCTTAATTCCCATTCATCTGGGTCTTTTGTATTCCACTCTTCTTCGGCTTCTCCTTCTTCCCATCCAGAAGCGGTGTGGCCGCAAGTTAGACATTCAATAAATTTTTCAGTTTTTTCAGTAAACCACATTACGCCAAATTCATCACGGCGTGCTAATCCTTCTTCAAAATGACGCATATGATTTTTGCCGCAAAGCGGGCAATTCCGTAATGTCATTAATAATCTCCTCCAAAACCAGCTATGTTATGATGCCATCTATCTTCATCATCATAATCATCTGGATAAGTCATTGTCCACTTTGAACCTGCATTTCCTACATCTATCCAAGGGCACCATTCTGGCCGTGGCAAATTCATCCATTCTTGTTGAATATTTTTATTCTCGTTATATTTGGTCAAAGTAGTTTGATAAATAGTCATATAATTACCGTGGCATATACGGAACATATATATTTCATTCTTATCATTAGGTATGTCATAAGTGCCCATACAAGGGCATTCAAGACAACTCTTTGGCATTTCTCTGTTTAACGCTATCATTATGGTTCCCTCACATACGCTTTCGCGCGCATAATATAGCAATTACTTACTTCATCATAATAAAAATCATAATAAAGTAAATTATATTTAAGCATAAAATCTGCTACTTGATGACAGAGATTATGTTTAATTGCTTCTAGTCTATCGGAATCTGGTTTTCCATATTGTGCATCAATAGCAAACTCTACTGATATAGGAAATAATTGCTTTTCTGTGCGGCAAAATTCAATTTTCTTTTGTTCTACAAGTTCATTTTGTGTGTAGCCGCCAAGCCATTTGATAATCTTATTCTTGATATTCATAATTTACTCCATAAATGGCGATAGTAGGTTTTCCATCTATAGTAATATAGTAAGGAGATAGACCCGAGCGATAAGTATTATTACCAATGCTTAAATAAACAATTTTTGTGTCTTTATCATACATGAGGCAAACAACACCATGAAATCCTTTATCTTCACCTAATATTACAAATCTGCCATAAAGGTCTGTCTTGCTGCCATCGGTATAGGTTTTGTGAGAACAGCCACATAGTAACATTCCTGTAAGAATAATCAGAATTAAAATTGAAATTATCTTTTTCATACTATCACCAAAGTAAATACATTAAATAATCCGGTTCCAAACCTAGATAAAGTGCTACAATATCTTCACATTCTTGATAATTACCGCGGGCGGCCGCGCCAAAAACCTCTTCCTTACATTCTTCTACGAGGTTTTCTGCTTCAAGTTGTGAAATGCCGTCTCGCCGCATAAGGATTTCTACGATTTCATTCATTACTTTTGTTCTCCCACATTCTTAGGCCGCACCGCGGACAGAAATCATAATGAATACTAATATACTTATCCACAGCACAATTACAATTACTACAAACTGCCATATTATTCATAACCTGCCATTCTGCTTCTCCACCAGTTGAATTATATGCGCGGCGGAAACCAGCATAGTAGGCTTGACGCACAGTAGTATTATCAGGTTCGCAAACATCTTTTTTAAAATATTTTTCACATGCTCTATTCATTCTACTTTATCCTTCTTCTTTTTAATGGTATTGAGAAATTCTTTTACATATTCTTCATCGTAGTGTGTAAGATGAATAGTCGCAATACAATTTTCACAATAATATGACATACACTTCATATTTGATACTTCTTTTAGTATCATGCGGCCACCGCAATATGGGCACTCAACATTAAAATTATTCATCCTCTTCCGTTCCAATCTTGGTTGTTCCCATTTCTGCCATAATGTAAGAGGCCAGAGTGCGCGCACGCATATTCATCAGATAGTCGCTACCATCCTTTACCTTTTCATCTAGTCGCGCATATAGGTAAGAACGCACGATAGGCATGTAAGTATTAGCATACATAGCAAAATCACGACGCTCTCCCATTGCTCCGATAACGCTACGCACTACCTTAAACGCAGTCTCGCATACTCCAATGTAGTAGCGAATACGCTGAACCACATCATCAGTAAAGTCTTTAAACTCCGGATAGTAAGCAATGAAATCATCAAGAGTTCCCTGCTGATACATTTCTACTACGCGCAGAACAGTCAGCGGGCCATTACCACGCATCTTGTGGAGAGCAAGATATTCATCGCCCTTAATCTTAATGCGGTTGAAGTGTGCATCGCAGACAACATAACCCTCTTCATCATCGCCCATTGCGTGCGCGGCCGCAACACACTCAGAAAGAGAATGATGGGGGTATACTTCCGGGTAGAGTAGACCATCAAGTTCCAGACCTTCGCTATCTTCGGTATCATCTAAAATGTTACGCCGGCCAAGATACCAAAGATTGATACCCTCATAGCGCACAACAATGCGGTTATAGGGAGAAGTAAGTTCAAACATATAGGTATAGTCGCGGTCAAGCATCTTCAAAAAGTTAGGAATACGATCAATTACATTCTGAACCAAATCACCATAGGTAGTATCACCACATTCAGCCTTGAACGCATCAATGGTTCCATTGGTAGAAATTACCCAACCGTCATAATCCCACCAAATCTTAATCAGGGAACCGTCCACCTTCTGCTGAACGGACGCAGTATCCCAATCAATGGCGTGAACCGCAGAATACTGCTCACCATAGTTAAAGAACTTATCAAACGGATGGCAAACGCAAACCCAGTAACCCTCTTCATTCTGACGGAAAATAGAACCACGCGCTTCCTGGACTTCACGTAAACTCATATCAGACATAATCTGATTATACTTCAACAAAAAATACTGGATACCATCAATTTCATCAGAACGAATATCCAAATAGTAAGGTTCAGCCGCGAGTAGAGTCTTCCAGTCGGGGTGGGTATTCATGAAATTCAACAGCTCCATTTTTAGGATTCTCCTTTTTCCTTTCCTTTATATAATTATTATAACAGAAATCTAATGAAATGTCAATTTTTTTATTAGTGGAATCTTGTCGGTCCCAAAATTCATTCCACCATTTCCAAAATTCACTATCAATAGGATATTCATTTGTCAAGCCAACTCACCTCGTAGTAATTACACCCTTCTCCATTCTACTATTCTTCCTCCGCAACATGATTCAGTTTCAAATCCTAAATCTTGTTCTAGCCATTCAAGTGTATCTGTTGAAACGTTATCAATAAAAGTTTGAAACTTTCCTTGATTTGCGGCCTCATGTATTCGCCGCATAACAATAGGGCGCTCTACTGATGCTATTGCTTCCATTGCGATTTCGTTGGCTTTTGCCGCGCAAATTTCATCTTGATTTGTAATAGTATCAAGTTCTTGTAGTATATTAGTTAATTCACCAACCATAGACTACCTCCATTTTTCTTTATTATAACACGAAATTTCGGGAAAGTCAAATACCCAGCTCATTTCCAAACCTTCATTCCCAAATGAAAATGAAATTTCGTGGCTTTCCAACTTTTTCGCGTAGCGAAAAAGTTGGAACCAAGCCACGAGCCGGAGCGCTTTGCGCGACGGCCAAGTAATGGGAAACTTCAAATTGAAATTGCGGCGGGCAGGTTTAGGGGAAATTAAAAATGAAATTCCAAGGGTATAATTTCAGGACAAATGAAAATGAAATTCCAAAATGAAATTATGGGATAAAATGAAATTGAAATTCCAGCCGCAAGTTTTAGGGAAAATGAAAATGAAATTCCAATTCTAAAAATGAAATTGAAATGAAAATAAAATTACAGTTATACGTTATCCCATCGAACAATATTCCTACAATCTTCTGTATAGGTAATTTCAAATCCATATTCAATTAACTTATCCATATATTGCCATTCACGCGGTTCTAGTTCATAGAAATCATATCCATTATATGCAGCACATTCAATATGATGTTGAAGTTTTTGCCAAGTAGAAATTCCGTTATGATGGTATTGTTTGGTGATGTAGGCCATTGTATAAGCGTTGAAAGACATAATTATTTACTCCTTTTTTCTTTTATTATACTATGGATTACACGAATTGTCAAGTTTGAATAAAGTTATTTATACAAATTATACAAAGCTGCGAACTTGGAATAAAACGAAAGTAGGTGAGTTTCCAGAATGGTACATCCTAGTAAACAAAAGAAAGGAAAGAAAATAATTTAATGTAATAAGTAAGGAGTAGGATAGGGCGAATGGTAGGGCACGAAAAATTTGGTAGGGAAAATTTCGGTAGGGTAGTGTAGGATAGGGTAAAGTGGTAGGTAGAATAGATGGGAGTGCGCCTAATTTCTACTCTTGTCAAGTATTTGACTTTTAAAATTAAAAAATAGTGGTTGCCTTATTTTCAAGCAAATACTACCATTTGAAGGCTTGAAATCGTAAGCATTCCTTATTGTTAAGTATTTAACAAATATGCAAATTTCGGTAGGGTAGGAATATAGAAAAAAATTTTGTCCGGGGGTGTAGTATAGACCCCCGGACACTTTTTTTTTTCATATTTTAGCAAATTGATTAAAATTCTACTTTCTCTTTTATTATATGTCCATAATAAATTCCAGTACCTTGTTGACTTATATCATAATATGGCTCCAAGTCTCTCTTTAATGAAGTCCATTTACGTGGGTATTGCATAATTTGTATTAGTTCTTCTTTATCTTGTTTAGTTAATTTCCGGTTTAAATATTCTTGTGGTACAACCCATTTCTGGTTTGATATTTCAGTGAGTAATTTGTTACGTCGCATTTCTCTTTTCTCATTTTCCGCAGCTTGACTATCATAGTTATATTGTATTTGCCAGTCTCCACGCTTTCTTCCCGGGAATTGAATTTGAATATCTTTGTTCCCGCTATGTACTATTACAATTTGTACATTATCATCTACTAGGTTCCAACCAGTAGCATAAGCTTCAGTAGCTATAATATCATCTATATTATCTGGGTAATTATGTTGATATTGAAGATGCTGTATGGTGGCTAATTGAGTAGATGAAAGTTGTTTGCTAGAACGACGTGACCATAGGCACATAACATTACGATTAGTTTTTTCTTGGATTTCGCGCGCGAACTGCTCTGCCAACTCTATGGTAGGTGCGAAGATTAAACGTTTGACGTCAGGATTAGAAGCCAATAGAGTATGAACATTGGTATATGAGTATTTTTGGAATACTTCATAAGCCATTAACTGTTCTTGGATTTGAATTTCATTGATATAATTTTTAAGCCGTGGCCATTTTTCTAGATTGTCTGCGGTTGCGGTTAAACCAAACCACCAAATGCCTTGCAGCTCTGCCCAATGGAAAAGCGTATCAATAGCTATATAAGAGAGTGACTCGTGCGCGAGTAGTAAGCAGATTACTTCTTTATCGCTCTCTGGGTTGCGCTTCCAAATGTTAGCTTCGTCTATTCTTACATATTTGACTAAATTATGAATTTCATCGCATGCAACGTAATCAAACATACTGGCTGAGATTTCACCACGTTTAATCATTGCGGCAAATTTTTGGTAATTGAGAATGTAGGGTTTATCCAGTTTTTCACCCCACATTTGGCATTCATCAAGTGCTATCTTTTCTTCTTCTCCCATCGTTGTGTCAATAAGAATGAGACAGCGCTGTGGCGGAATATTTAGCTGTTCAGGAATGGTATGGACGGCGGCAGTTGTTTTGCCTTGCCCAGTTTGTGCTACTATGAGATTAAGACGGCCGCGTTGATAACATGGTCGTTCTTTTGTAAGGGCATCTGATAGGTGTAAGCCTTCTTTCATATTTAGCCTCCTTTTATTTTTATTTTATTTTCAAAATAAAAGTATTTAAAAATATTTTAAATTATTTTAAATTATTCTTTTAAATAAAATAAAATTTTTTAAAATAAAAAAATAATTATTTATTTGACAAAATAAATAATTCGTGTTATACTAAAATGGGAAATATTTTTTTCTCCAGCTTATTGACAGAAATTTTTTTTCTGCGGGGTGGGTGGTAAATTTTGTCAGCTTTTTACTACTTAACTTCCAGCTTTCTATTATTTGACTTCCAGCTTTCCAGCTCCTTGAGTTCCAGCTCCCAGCTCTTGACTTACTAAAATTTTTAAGCAGCCTCTTCTCTCCTCTCTGTAAATATTATAGCATAATTTTATAACGAAGTCAAATGGTAGGTTTCGCGCGCTACCACTTTACCGTACTACTATGCTAAAGTGCTACTATGGTAGTGCGGTGATATGCTACTATGGTAGCATACTAAAGTGATGAAGTATTGTTGACTTTTTGTAAATTAGAATGTACGTACAATCTAGTTTACATAGGTTTAACTTGACTTCCTTTGATTTGTATGTTATACTGTATACATCAAATGAAGGGAGAACAACAATGAGAATTGAAAAACGTTTCGTAACTCGGCAGTTTTATATTTATGGCGGCTGGACGTGGAATATTTGGGATAAAAAAGAATGTAAGTGGTTAACTGCTTTGGGTTTCGCTGGACGTGAAGATGCTTTGATGCAAGCAGATAAGATGAATAAAAAAGAAAGGGAAAACAGAGAATGATTCAACGCTATCAAGTAGCAGATAAAAATATGCAAGCGCTGTGTTTAGCGGCTTGCACGGCAAAAGGCTTTATTTGGAATATGTTTTTCGGATGGCGGCGGACATGGCTTGATGGAGATATTGAGGTAATGGAATTTCTCTTGCCGCCGCGTTTGTATAATGATTTACTTTGGGATTACCGTTATTATTTTCCTAACTCATAGAGTTAGGAATTTATTTTAAGACTGCGTAAATTAGATAGTACGTACTATATAGTTTACATAGTTTTAACTTGACAGAATACAATTTATAGTATATAATAAATACATCAAGAAGCGAAGGGAAACGCTCAATAACCAGAAAGGGAAAAAGAATGTTTAAGTATGAAATTGAGATTGCCGCCGCGAATGAGAAGTATTTGGAATGTTTGAAGGAAAAGAAGTTTAATGATTCTGGCGTAGATTTTTGGTGGGCAAAAGTATCCGCTTTTGGCATGAGCGGCAATGGAAATAATCTTTCTGTTAATACCGCAATTGCCATTAAAAAGTATTATGTATGGGATGATTTGAAGGGCTATGTTCGTGTAAGAAAAGCAAAGGGAACATTTGGCGTTGACCGCAGTGACCGAGACAAGTTTGAACGCAATAATATTATTTATCCTCATGCGCCTGGTCTTTATATGATTTGTCAGACTTTCTTTAATCCTATTACTGATGAGAAGTTTTATTGGGTTAAGGTTGGAGAAGCGGCTGACTTGAATCGGCGCAGAAAGGACTATAATACTACTACTGCTATGATTTGGGATGTTGGTTTTTATCTGGAAAAAGATTTGACTGAATCCGGATGCCATGAGAAGTTGAAGGAGATTTGTCTCCATCGTCATGCGGATGAATGGTTTTCTGTTCCGTATGAAGATTATATGAAGATTTGTGACATGGGTTTTGACTGGTTCAAAGAGGCGTAAGCCTCTTTTTTTAATTATGTGTAAATTAAATTGTACGTGCAGTTTATTTAATATAAAATTAAAATAAGTTGGAATATTAATTCCAACTTATCTCAAGTACATACCCAGGAAATGTGCCACACCAATATTGACGGTAATCTTTGCTTTTTTTAGTAACCTTATATCCATGTGCGGTTAAATAATCAATCATTACATCAGGAATAATTTCTTCTGATGAGCCATAGAAAGAGGGGTCACCATTTGCATAAGTTTCCTTAGCGCGTTTAATTATTCGCGCAACACCATTGTTATCTGTGTTTGTGAACCAAGGCATTTCAGTTGTATTCCTTACTGTATTCAAGCCATTTTTAATAGCTTGTTTAATATATTCCGCTACGGTAGATTCACAATACGCAATGGTTTGAATCGCTACTTCGGCAATATATTTTTGCCGCTGTTCTTCCTTGATTTGATTTTCTTTGGCGATGCGCTCTTTTGATTCTTCGGTGGCATAAGTCGCTTCAATTGCAGTCATCAGCATATTGTTTTCCTTTCTGCGTTTACGATGTTCGCCTCATCTGTTGTATTTATTATAATCTATTATAGTTAAAAAGTCAAGTTAAATATGTGTAAAATAGACTGCACGTACAATCTATTTAACATTGCCTTAAAGAAAAGAGGACTTTACGTCCTCTTAACATCCATCCAACAATTCCGTCTAATTCCTTTTCCGTGCGGCATTGCCTTATGGCTGGAAAAACACCGCCGCATGATTTCGGTTTCAATCAGAACGTCGTCAAGTCCTTTGTGTTCTTCTTCATATTCGGGATTGAGAATCAGATAACGATAAACATTTTCCGCGCTGGTGCTGATGTTGCGCCCACGGTTGCTAATGAAATTGTTTTCCTCGCAAAAATCTTTGTATGTTTTGCGCTGGCAAATGGTTTGACAAGCCATATTCCAGATACAAACAAAGTTTGTACCATAGGGGAAGAAATAGCGCACGCGGGATTTTGTTAGCCATCTGATAGTAGTGTTAAGCGCGTTCCGGTCAAAGTGCGCATTGTAGGCGGCTACGTCTTTAATGTTGTATTTCTCCATCAAATTGAGGATGAAACGTCGCGCAAACATGAAATTAACCATTTCGCGCTTGCCCTCGCGAATGTCGGCGGCATATTCGGGAATCTTGTCTGCATAGTAGGCCGTTCGCATTAGTTCGCGTTCGTGAATGTAGATGTCCCGAATCACGAACGAAAACGTTTCATAAATGCGGCCTTGCTTGTCTACGATTGCGCCGCCGATGTCATAGACAAAAGGCTGTTCCAGTCCGTTTGTGGTTTCAGTGTCAAGAGCTAGATAGTAATGAATCCGATTATCAATCATGTGGGGTGTTCCTCTCTTTCATTTGATGTATATAGTATAGCACAAAAACGCACAGATTGCAAGTTAAGTGTATGTTAATTAGGGTGAACGTGCAATATAATTTATTAAAAATTAACTTGACTATATAAATAAAATGTGCTATTATATACATAACAAACGAAAGAGGTAATATTAAATGAAGATTTCTTAT